TGTGAGAGAAGCGAAATCAACAATCAAACCTAAAGGTGTTGGAATTGGAAATGGACCAGGTAAAACTGAAATTAAAAAAGTGGCTGGAGGATTCAATGAAAAAAGAAAACAAGGGCCTAAATCAGTAGGGACAGGTAAACCTAAATTCGAATACAAAGCAGGGGCAAATATGGGGGGAAAATCCAAAGTTGTTAAGGTAGAAACAAAAGAAGGTGATTACGGAATGAATAAGGGTGATAAATCTAAAACCTTTAAAGGTGATAAAGATTACACTACTAAACAAGGTGACACTTTAAAAAGAAAAGCTTTTGAAAAAGAGGAAACTAAAGAAGCTGCCCACACTTATGGAATGGGTTCCAAAGAAGGTAGAGGATTAAGAAAAGGTATTACACCAAATCGTAATAAAGTTTATAAAGAATCTACTGAAGAAGTTTCGTTGTTAAGAGAGAAAAATGAAGAGTATAGAAAAGCGTTAAATGTTTTCAGAGAAAAACTTAATGAAGTTGCAATATTTAATTCAAACTTAGCTTACGCAACAAGATTGTTCACTGAACATTCGACTACTAAAAAAGAGAAAATTAATATCTTAAGAAGATTTGACGATGTTGAAACTTTAAAAGAATCTAAAAATCTTTATCAGTCAATTAAAGGTGAATTATCTAAACCAGAAATTAAAAAATCAATTAGTGAATCAGTAGGAAACAAAATTCAAAAAACAGTATCTACAGGTTCATCGACTACTCTACTTGAATCAAAAACTTATGAAAATCCTCAATTCCTTAGAATGAAAGATTTAATGAGTAAATTAGGGTAATCAAAATAAATAAATAAAAATCAAAAACAAAATATTTTAAAATGGGAGCATTATTAGAATCAGGATTAGTTGGTAACATCGGGTTAAAACACCTTAAAGTTATCAAAGAAGACACAATCAACAAATGGGATAAATTAGGATTCTTAGAGGGTCTTAAAGGTCACATGAGAGAAAACGTTGCACAATTATATGAAAACCAAGCATCGTATTTAATTAACGAAGCATCATCTACATCTGATACAGGTGCATTTGAAACAGTGGTTTTCCCAATCGTTAGAAGAGTATTCTCTAAATTATTATCTAACGACATCGTTTCAGTACAAGCAATGAACTTACCAATTGGTAAATTATTCTACTTCGTACCAAACATTCAAGCATACGAAACTCCGGGAGCTCACTACGCACCTTACGGAGCACCAAATGCAACTGAAGGTCAAACACCAAACAGTGGATATGACTACAATAATACAAAAGACCTTTATGACAGATTCTATGAAGGTAATGAACCAGCTTTAGACCCACCAGGTTTATATGACTATTCAAAAGGACAATTTTCCGCTATTACTGCGTCTGTTGCAACTGTTGCGTGGGCTGGAGACCAATTAGTTGTTTCAGGATATGGAACATCTGATTACAGAAAAGTATTAATCGTTATGTCAGGTTTCGCATCTGATGGAGCAGGTAAATTAATCGGTCCTGACGGTCAACCAATGGATAACGAATCTTTCTTAGCTGATTTAACTATTAAAGGCGCTGCTGGTAACCCAACAACTGCGGCTAACGTAAATAACCCTTATTTATTTAGAGTTGTAACTCAAAAATATGGTAAAGGTATTGTTGAATACGGAAATAATAACTCTACATTAGTATTCCCTGATAGTAAAACAGGAGGTGGTCAATATGACAACGTATGTGATGCTCAAGGTAAAATCTACTTAGAGGTTGACTTACAAGTACCAGTTTGTATTACTTGTGGTGGTTCAATGGACGGTTACACAGGTTCAACATTCTCATCTTCAACTGCTAATGATGCTGCATTCACCGCATCTTATAAAATCTACAAAAACTTAGAGTTTGAAGATAAAATTGGTGAGGTTTCTTTTGACCTTATGTCAGTTACTGTTTCTGTAACAGAAAGAAAATTAAGAGCACAATGGTCTCCTGAAATGGCACAAGACGTTGCTGCATTCCACAACATCGATGCTGAAGCTGAATTAACAGCTTTATTATCTGAGCAAGTGGCGGCAGAAATTGACCGTGAAATCTTAAGAGATTTACGTAAAGGTGCTGCTTGGAACTTGAGATGGGATTACAATGGTTGGAAACGTTTAGGTTCTTCTGCTGTTCCTTATACTCAAAAAGACTGGAACCAAACGCTTATTACAGCGATTAACCAAATCTCTGCTCAAATCCACAAATCTACATTAAGAGGTGGAGCTAACTGGATTGTTGTTTCTTCTGAAATCTCTGCTATCTTTGACGATTTAGAATACTTCCACGTATCAAATGCTTCTCCTGAGCAAGACCAATACAACATGGGTATTGAAAGAGTTGGTACTCTTGCAGGACGTTACCAAGTTTACCGTGACCCTTACTTCCCACCAAACCAAGTGTTAATGGGACACAAAGGAACATCATTGTTAGACACAGGATACATCTACGCACCATACGTACCATTACAATTAACTCCAACAATGTACAACCCATTCAACTTTACACCGATTAAAGGTATAATGACTCGTTACGCGAAAAAAATGGTGAACAACAGATTTTACGGAAGAATTACTGTTGATGGTGTTAGAACATTCGATTTAAGAGAATTGAGATAATCAAAATCTTAAAATATTTAATAAAAAGGGACTATATGTCCCTTTTTTTATTCCTTTATTTTCAATAATCGGTTTTTTGGTATAATTGTTGTATATTTATATTATATGAAAAAATTTATACCAACAGAAGAGGAGTTAAAAAATATACTTAAAATGTATAATCAAGACCTTTTAGGTTCACATACTATTTCTGAAAAAACGGGAATTAGTAAACCAACAATTTTAAGAGTATTAAAAGAAAATGGAGTTATAATGGGCCCATCCGGTAGAAGATTTCTTGGTGGTAAAAAAGAATCAGATAAACGAACTTATCACAAACATAAAGAAAAAAAATTAGAATATCACAAAAAATGGTCTGAAAAAAATAGAGAATATTTAACAGAATATCATAAAAAATGGAGGACTGAAAATGTTGATAAGTGGAGAAAAACCAAACGTGATTATGAAAAAAACCGTAAAGACTCAGACCCATTATATAAACTAATATCTAATTTCAGAACCGCCATTTACACAGTCTTAAAAGAAAGTAATGTGGATAAATACGGTCATTACTTTGACATCCTACAATATACACCGGAAGAATTAATTAATCATTTAGAAAAACAATTCACGGACACGATGACTTGGGATAATTATGGGATTTGGCATGTTGACCATAAACTACCAATCACTTCTTTTAATATTCAAGAGATGGGAGATGATGAGTTTATGAGATGTTGGTCGTTAAACAATCTCCAACCGATGTGGGGTGAGGAGAATATTCGTAAGTCAAATAAATTATTATAAAATATTGGATATTTATAAATAAAATATTTTATGGAAAAATTATATTTCTTGGATGAAGAGGAAAAAAATAGAATCTTAAGTATTCACGAAAGTGCTGCGAAGAAACAATACTTAACAGAACAAGAAACTGAGGCTCAAAAAATTGCTAGAAACTTATACGCCGGTTTTCGTGGACCTGGAACAAACACAACTTTAACATCAGGACTACCTGCTTGGATATCTCAAATTAAGGACATACCAACATATAATGCAGTAAATGCTCAATTAGCGTTACAAGGTGGTGGATATTCCGATATACCTTCTATGATTAATGGGGAGACAATTGATGTTCCGGGAATGAAATCAATTATCGCCCATTTAAAATCGATAGGAATTCAAAGTACTGCCGATATATCAAAAACTGGTGATTGGTTAAATAAAGGAACATTTAAGGTGACTTCAACAACACCAATAACAAACCCTAAAAAAGAAAAACCGGCAACGAAAACAAAAACACAAGTAGTTGACCCTAAAATGGTTCAACAACAAAAGATTCAACAAAGAAGACAACAAATAACACAACAAACTCAAAGAACAACCAAGGAAATTCAAAAATTGTTAGGTCAAAACCAAACAGGTAATCTTGATTCTCTTAATGTTGAAAAAATGATTGATTTGTTAAGCCAATAATATTATGGAGATGAAAAAAATTATATCAGAAGAGATTGAAAATATGAAATACCTATTAGGGTATAAAAGAGGTATTGTTGTTTCAGAACAATCAACTCCGGTTGCCGCACCTACAACTGCAGTACCCGCAACCACAACTACCACACCTGAGACACCTGTGGCGCCTACACCACCACCTCCAACAAATAACGTTCAACCAATTAAAATGGGGGTTAAAAATCCAAGAGTTCAGGTATTACAACAATTATTAAACGATAAATTTCAATCGGGATTAATTGCTGATGGTTTATATGGTCCAAAAACAGCAAATGCAATTTATAAAAATATTGTCGCAATCAACAAATTACAACTTAAACCCGTTGAATCAGATTTAAAACCCGCCGAAACTACACAACAACCGGCACCACAAATTAACGCACCACAAATTCCAACAACAGTTTCAACACCAAAATAATATGAATAATTTATTTTTAATTAATAATGAAGAAAAAGACCGAATTTTAAATCTTCACGAGTCTGCGACTAAAAGACAATATTTATCCGAACAACCTACTTTAGATATGGGACTACCCACACAACCACAAGTTGGTCCTCAAAATCTTCAAAACACTCAAGGAGCCATAATCAAAAAAGGTAATGTGGGAGACCCTTATGTTTACGGTAAAATGGGGAATGATTATTATTACGCTAAATCGTCGGATGGGGACAACCCTAATTGGGTCTTAGCAAATAACCCTAAGTCAATTAATTCAATAAAGGGTAAAATATATAATGAAAAAATTCCTGTTATAAACACAGTAACACCTCCCGTTGTTGGTCAAACTAAAGTACAACCAGTAAAGAAAAAAACTCAGACATCTATAGGTTCAGATAAATTTAAACTTAAACCGGAATTAAATCCAACCGAAATTGATAATACTAGAGTTAGTTTAGGGAAAGATAGAAGATTAGATAAGATTAAAGGTAATAAAACTAATAAAGTAACTTCACCGTCAAAAAACGGTGGGTTTATGTTAATATGGGCATTCCCCGAATATCAACCTAAAATTGATGGGAAAAGTGGTTTATCTCAATTACTTGGTTCTTTAGTTAGAGTTACGTCAGGTGGTGGTAAAGAAGGTACTTATGGTAAATTAGGTCACGGTGGTTGTATTATAATATCACCGGACGGTAATGCAACTTGTTATGAATTTGGTAGATACCCTGGTTCTAAAAAAGGGTATGGTAAAGTGTTATCCCACCCATTAGGTAGAGTAGGTAAAATTAAAGATGGTCAACTACTAAACCCTAAACAAGTATCAAAATTGGCAAAACAAAAAACTTATCCACCGGGACCAACAATGTCAATGACTGTTGCGGTCGTTAAATTACCAAACCCATCCGGGGCAATTGATTATGCATCGGTAAAGCAAAGAGAATACAGTGCTCTTGATTTCTCTATTGGTGACGAGGACGCTAATTGTGGTACGTTCAATCGTGATGTAGCTAAATCAGGAGGGATTCAAACGGGGTCTTTTTGTTTCCCAACCCCAATTTCAGTGGTAAATAGTTTTAAAGACCAATCAGATAGTTTCTTCCAAGTTTAGTAATTATCGTATATTGTATTAAGTTCAGAACTTTGATATATATCAACAGGTGTAATAACCATTTCATTTAGATTAATAGAATCCCCATATCTTCTCTTGATTGCGTCTTTAACAATTTTATTGTTTAAGTTGTAATCGGAGAATTTTTTTGCTCGTCCAATAAATCGGTCTCCAGCAACAAATACTTTATAAACTAATTCTGAGCAATACATGTTTTTATCCGACCATTCAAACTTAATATCATAATTTTTACCAAGTAAAGATTTGGAATATCCGTACATTTCCTTTAATTGATTATTAGTTAATGGGAGTTTAACTCTAGATACAATATATTTTTCATTAAAACCACGACTAATCCATTTTTGTAAAGGTGTTATTTTTACAGGTTGAACCGCTTCAAATACGTAAGGTTTTCCGTTTTGATAAAAAATTATACCACAATGAGTTAATTTTGATTCGGTAATAATTTGAATCATTTTACTTTGAGACGATTTTGATGTTTGGAATATGATATCACCATTTTTAAATTTTTGGGAGATACAAGATTCTGAAACTAAACTTAGAACACCAATAACGAATAATAAAATTTTTTTTTTCATATCTATTATTTTAGAGTACAAAGATAATGATATTATGGTAATTCACAAAATAAAATTAATAAGATAATTTAAACTATTTATAATTAAAAATAAAAATGATTAAACAAACTTGGGATATTAACAAGGATGAAAGAAATAGAATTCTTAATTTACATGAAAGTGCGACTAAAAATTTATATTTAATTAACGAACAATTAATTTCAAAAAATATTAATAACACACCCGTACAAAAAACTTTCCCAACTCAAAATATTGGAAATAATTTTGGATTTGGTGAGTATGATTCTGAAAAAGTTAAAAATGTTATATTATCATTAAAACCTAAAATAGAAGAGTTTATTAAAAATTCTGGCGGTGGTCAATTTGTTGTGAATATTTCATCCGGAGAATCTAATGTTACAAACCCTAAAGGTTTTGAGACTAAAGGTAGTTTAGGTTTGGCAAGGGCTAATTCCGTTAAAAAATATTTTGATGAAATATTTCCTGATTTAATAAAAAAGAATGTTTTAACAATTAACACTCCAAAATCCGAATCAGATGTTAAAATAGGGTCAACCCCATATGATAAAACAAAAGGGGATAATAGAAATCCTGATTTAATTAAAAAATATCGTCAAGAACAATTTGTAACCTTTGATATTAAAGGTGGAGGTACAAAATGTAATTTTAATTTAGGAATTAATGCAGGTCAGGGAGACCCAAAATTAAATTATGTTTTAACTGATGAGTTCTTGAATGGTAAAGGGGAAATGGTATTTACTCCAGGCCAAATACCTGATAGGTTAATTATCACGACAAATGATGGTAACATTGAAACAGACACTGGTTATATCACAAGTGAGGTTAGCAAATATAAAGATTGGAAATATACTCCATTATCTGTTTTTTTCTTAACTAAATTAAAAATTAATAATTCAGTGGCCGTTTCAGGAAGTAAGATTTTAACAATAACAGTTACTGATTATAATGATTTGGTTAGACAATTATTAAATAACTCAAATTCAATTCAGTATCAAAAATCAGGTGATGAAATTGGACCACCATTGTTGAAGATGAAAAGAATGATAGAACAAGGTCAGACTGAGTTTGTTATTTATAATTTATCTAATAAAGGCATTACCATACCATTTGACTCACCATCAGGGGATAAAAAAGTTAAAGTATTTTCCCCAATAGGTACGGATAAAATTAAAACAGGATATGGTTTAATTGGGCGTTGTATTAGTTAATACGTTTTACTTCAATCAATTCGTGGTATAATTTATCATCTTTAATGTACCCAATATATCTTTTTAATGTGTCATTTATAATAAATGTTTTTACCACAAGAACATTTTTTTTATAAATTTTGGAAAGTGAATCTAAAGAAAGATTAACCTCTTTATCCAAATTTTTGGGTTTAGGGGTTTTTTTCTTTACTTGTGAAAATGACGATAAACTTCCCATAAGTAGAATCAATAATAATAACTTTTTCATAATTTAAATATTTCCTACAAAAATAAATATTTTTTACTTCACTGCAAAATTTTTTCAGATATATTTATTAATAGATTTTAGATTATTGGTCCCGAGTCAATTTGACTTTAGAGTATTCACGGACACAAAGGTATCAGTAACATAGTCATTAACTATTATAAAATTAAGTAAAATGAATTACACAACTGCGGTGAGCAAACCAAATGCTCACATCACTAAGAAAAAATCGCGTCTAAAAGTTTATAACGGACACGTAGTCTTCATGGAAGACAATGACAATTTTGAATTCGAAATTCATAATCCAACCCAAAACACTATTCTTTGTAAAATAAAATTACATGGTGATTATATCTCACAAAGTGGTTTAGTTTTAAGACCCGGAGAAAGAGTGTTTTTAGAACGTTTCTTCGACACAAATAACAAATTTCAGTTCAGTACCTACACTGTTAATAATACTTCGGAAAATCAATCGGCAATTGCCTTAAACGGGGACATACGAATTGAGTTCTACAATGAGAAACGAAATAACCATTTAACATTGAGTAATAATTATCGTTACGGTACCACCAATCTAAATCAATTGAATAGTACATACAATCCAACCTTTATTTCAACAACAACAGATAATTCAATTTTTGGGACTTGTGGTAGTTCAACTTTCACTAATGGCATTTCTTCAACGGCATTTAACACATCGTCAAATGTTAGTGGGGTCATAAATACTGCCGGTATAACTAATACTGCCGGTATAACTAATACGGCATTTTACAATTCATCCCAAACCCCAATAAGTAAAAGTATTGAAACCGGAAGAGTTGAAAAGGGTGAAAAAACAAATCAACATTTTCAAAACTCAAATAAAGAATTTGAGTATTATGCGTCTCATCAGATTCGAATTCAAATACAACCTTTGAGTACTAAAAACAAAACAAGTTCTGACATAAGAAATTACTGTACGGAATGCGGGGTCAAAACAAAAAGTAATTTTAAATTTTGTCCTTCTTGTGGAAACAAACTATAATTAAATAAAAAAAGGTCCCGTGAGACCTTTTTTTTTTTATTCAGTTGTTTCTGATTCATTATTACCCGACATTACTTTATGTAGTATCCTTAACGATTTTGAAACTAATTCAGTTTCTTGCATCGTAAATAATCGAGAACTATGAACATAGTGTAACGATTGAGTTAAGATATAAAAAGATTGTTCAATAGTCATGTCATCTATTAATCTATCAACATCTTCAGGGGAGTTATATCCCACGCTATCAAATAATAACCCTAGTGGTTGTCTTTCTTGTTCCATTATTCTTTAATTGTATATTTATAGTTAAGTATATGAAAAAAAATAGAATAAATGAAGCAACAGGTTCCGGAAGTTCCGGAAATTATAAAACACCAATTGTTTTAGCCCCTCAAATATGGGAAAAAAAACAATTAGACCCATTTACTGATGAAGTTTACCACTATACAAATGCAGAATTGGCTTATGAAGAGGCGGATGGAGATTATAAGGAAACCCCCCAAAAAAGAAAAGAGATAGAGTCTAAGACTAAAAAAATGTCTCATTTGTTAATGAAACAAAAACAAAGTTACCGAGGTCAGAATGATGAAGAGGGTTCCGCTGTTAATCCCACTTTAAGTGGTAATCCAATTAAAGAGTCAGAATCGGTGTGGAATGGGACTAAAAAAAGATTAATTAAAACCCCAATAAAAAAACCTCAAAATGAATCATTAAGAGGTTTAATTTTAAAAGTGATTAAAGAACAACTATCTACATAAGTTTTTCAAGTATTGTGGTAAGAGAATGCTTAATTTGACTTTTAATTTCAGTTTCAAAAGTTTGTCTTAACAATTCAACTTTATTATCAAACATATCGTTTAATTTATCGGAAATTGCTGGACTTAAATTAACATCATAGTTATATATGTGATTAGTGATGTTAATTCTATTGTTTGATAAAACAATAAACATCCCTAATGGGTCGTTTTTAATATATCTTTTATGGGATAATGGAGCAATTAAAAATTTAGAATCCGGGTGAGATATTAAACGCCGACAAATCGCAGAAGATTTTATCTCATTCTTATCAACAGACGACATTTTAATTCGGGTAATCCCCCTAAATTTCAAGTAAATTTTTAATCTCGTTTTTCTAAAAAAATGCCTCATAGTTTATCGTGTTTTAACTCGACAAAGGTAAACATATTTTTTTGAATACACCAAACTTTTTAAATTAAAATTTTTGTCACATATTCACATCCCCAACCTTTATAATGTTTAATTTCTCCTTTTCCCACTTTTTGTAATGCACTATCATTAAGGTTGTTTTCATTACAAAATTTTCGTAATGATTGAACCGTGTATTTATTACCGTTTGGTGATGTTAATAGATACATTCGTTTTTCCACGGTCTCTTTTTTACTTCGATTTAATATAATTAATCCTTTTTGAATAACTCTATTTATTTTTTTCCGACTTGAATGTATAGTATTTACGCTAATATTATTATCTCTAGCATATTGATTTAAATTTTTAACTACAGTACAATTTAAATTTTCATCATAAATTGCGAACTCGTCCCTGTCATCGGTTTCCTCAATTTTTTTATTTAATTTAATTACTTCGTTATTTATCTTTTTTTCAGTTTTATTAACACCATTAAACAAGACCTCTAAAAAATCAGACCAAATTTCACTTGAAGTTTCATTTCTTCCGATATTAGCAGCATAACAGGATAATACAACATTTTCTTTTGTATAACCTTTTAACCCATCTATTCTATCTAAAGATGGTTTTTGAGGGTGTTTTTTAATAGTTGAAGGGATTAAAGGGATTTTAAACCAATAACATTTACCCTCTTGTTTGTTATATATCTCTAAAATATCTTCAACAGTTAAATTATTTTCATAATTTCTTTTTTTGGTTGAGGATAGGAGATAATTTGCCCATAGTCTAACTTTTCTTTCGTGATAGTTTAATCTCTCTTTTTCTTTGTTTTTCGGGTCTTTTCGATATTTTTTTTTATTATTTCTACCAATCTCATTATGATGGTATTTACACAATGAAGAATTTTGTGATTGATGAAATTCACCGATAGGGATAAAATTATCACATTTTTTACAATATTTTGTTTCCATATATATAAATATATGGTTTTTGGGTAAAGTGTCTAAGTATGTAATTTTTTACGGAAAAAAAAGAGTATTATTACTCTTTTTTCCATTTACCCCCCTTAGAATTGTATCGTTTGACGGCAGCACCATTACAATAAGCGCTAGGACAAACGTCATATCGTTGCCTCGCCCAATCTAAAGATTGTTTCCATAATTTTTTATTGGTTGCAACATTTTTTTTTTACCTTCGTTTACCTCCTCATAATCGATATATTCTTTTTTGGTTTCATTCATTAAAAAATCAAATACTTGGTCCATATTATTTTTGGCTTCAGTTACATGGTCATCCGCCCAATCATGCCCCCCTTCATTAATAATTTCATCGATTTGTTGAGGGTCCATTTCTAATAAGACTTCACATTGTCTTTTAATTTGTTGAAGATTACTAAAAAACATATAATCAGCAACTTCTTGTTCTTTAAGAACTTTCTTTACGATTCTATTTAAATCGGATTCCGTTAGTTTAACTATTTTATTCATTACTTGTGATTTACAATATTAAAGGTTAATTGTTTTTTATAGGTGTCTTTTTCACCTGATGTATTTACTTGAATATCAACATAATATTGATTTGGTATTTTATCTCTCATGTCAAACATAAAATAATATTCATTCGGTGTTCTATTAATTGGGGTCCAATCTTGAACTAAAACTTCAGTCGTCCCTTCTTTTACATATACTCGATAATATGAAGAAACATCTAATAACATTTGTTGAGCGGTATACGCCTTTTTAATGGTTACCCCAACTTTCCTGATGTCGGTATTAAGGATATTTTCATTTTGTAATATACCATAAAAATTAAATCCATATTTTTGAGGCTCCTTAGATGTTGACCCAATTTGTATTCCTGAAGTATATTCTTGGAGAATAAATTGATTTTCTACATTTGGTATTCCTTGTCCATTTATTGAAAGGTTTGACCATACATCGTAAAAAACACATGGGGCGGCACATCCTGAAAATACATTAGGAATAGTGACTTCATATATTCCTTTTGTAATTAGACAAGAAGTTAATCCGGTCGCACCTGACCAAAGTGAATTATCTCGAGTATAAACGTTTACAATAGGGTTTCTATCTAAATTTACAAAATTCCCATTTTGGTAGATATATAGATAAAGTTTATTAACTTGGTTTTTTAGAAATTGATTTCTATCGTCTTGAATTAAATCATTATATGTTGTTTGTAGGAATGGTTGGTAAAACGTCTGGGTTTGTCTTGAAAAGAATGCAACACTATAACTATCGGTAAGACCTGAAATATTCTCAATTTGAGGGAGATACGCCAATCCCCACCCGGTAACTCCTGTGATACTTCCATTTAACACTCCATTAATTTCGGCGGACATATCCATATATAAGTCTTCATTACCTAATTCAAAATGTTGTCGACTAACAATAGTTAATCCCGAATAATTAACAACCCCTTGATTAGTGTTGTCATATATTCCCGGTTGAGACCAATTATCTATTGTGGTTGTTTGAAACCAGTTAGATGGTCTTGACGAATATGCACGACTATCAACATAGGTAAGTGGGGTTGAAGAACCATTTGAGGTTCCTTTACTAACATTAAAATCACTATAATCAAATCCAACACCTTCATCCCATAGTTGAGGTCCTCCGGTAGTTCCGGAAATCTCAGGGATTCTAAATAGGATTAAATCAAATGAGGTTGCCCTTCTTCTTTCGTTTGACATGAAAGTATTTAATAATTCGTTATCAAATGAAGAGGTATTAGTCATGTTTAATGTATGTGTCATTCCGGTAGTACAACCTGTTGAGATTACACCCGATTGAATGTTTTGACGTAGTAAAGATAAATCTAAATCGAAGATGAATCTCGTATACCCAAAGTTTGGAACAATTAAATCAGAAGCACCAAAATTTAACTCAATAACAGGGTTCCTTCCTGTATTAACATAAGAGTTTGAAATAATGGTATTGTTTTTATCTATATAAGACCTTAAAATTGACATCTATCTTTTTAATTATAAATATCAATTAAGTCGAATATTTTCATTAAGTATTTTAGTATAGGCATTTTGCATTTCAGTAAGTATGTTTGCAACGTTAGAACCATCTTGAGTGACATTAACAGGGGGTAATCCTGGATAAGCGTGTGTGTGACTAACCAAGAATCTAACAATTAAACTGATTAATTCTAAAAGTTCTTCACCTCTAACCATACTTGAAGTATTAGGTTCAATGTCATCTGCGAATTTTTTAGTATCAATTCCATATAATGTATTATCAAAATTTATTTTTGATTTACCCGGTATTTGAGATAGATGAGACAACAAATATAATTTATCCGCACCAATAGCGCCATATGTTGACTCTGTACTAATATAAGTATCTTGTGGGACAACTACTTTAACAGGAACTAAAGGAGTACGTAAAGTCACTTTACCTTTAACATAAATAAATCCATAACCTCCTGGGTCTGCAGAGTTTAATTTAACCTCTTTATATATTTGAGAAATATTAATTGATTCAATGCTAGATGAGGTTGAATTAATTAATGAATACATTGAATTTGATGGTCTAAAAAATATTGGGAAATTGGTGTCTTGAGCATTAGATGAAAAAGTTACAACTCCCCCAATTGAAGGACTTTTATCATTACATTTTTTAATAAATGCGTTAATGAATTTAATTGTGTCCGATTTAGTTAATAATGAAAAATCTTGTGTTGTTATTAATTGTTTTAGATTTTCATTAATAGGACTACCAACTGTTAAATTTTTTGTATTAACAGAAATATCTGATTTTAATTGATATAAATAAACGGAACCTCCAAACTTATCTTGACTATTTTCAGGATTATTAACAACCCATTCTATTAGATATTTGGTTAAAAGAACATTTTCTTTAAGTTCAAAATAAGTTTTTGGTGCCAAACTTTGTTTAACACTATTAAATTTGGTAAGTTGGAAAAATCCTCTTTGAGAATTACCGACAGGTACTACATTCGGTTGTAATGTTTCACCTTTAAATTTTCCCGCCCTTAATAAAACCTCATCTTGTTTTATAACAATATCGGCACTACCACGTCCTAATAAAGCGTTATCACCTGGTTGAGGAAATACCCCCTCATGAATACCATTATCGGTGTAAGTCCCATTTTGATTTTTTAGTGGTCTTGGGTTCTCAATCTGAAAACCGGTCCCAGTGAATTTATTTGCACCAAAATTAAATTCTTTAAATGTGGATGTCGGACTTGAGAAATTATTCTGAACGTAATATTGATTTTGATATTTAAAATCAACATTTAAAAACATTACTTGAATTAACTCGTCAACCTTTGGAACTTGATAAACAAAATAAGGTAATAATGAATTAAACACTAACGGGTCCCTTGAAGTCCATGGGTCTTTTTCAGGATTCCATTTAGGACTATCAATACTCTTAAGAATATCTTCGTAATTGTCCGTAACTATTCTAGCCCTTACTCTCCCAAGCATTAGAGGGTCTTGATTATCTAAGACAATACATTGATAAAATATAGGTTTACTCATTATTTAGTTCTTTCTTGATAAACTTTTAAAGTGTTATTATATAACTCCTCGACTTTATCTAAATAAAGTGTTGAGTTTATTATACTTTGTTTAGTACCTTCAAAATCTGAAGATAGTAAATCCATGAACTCAACTAATTTTTGGTTAGGTAAGTTTTTGAGATTAGATTGCTCCTTAATTATATTTTCAAATTCTTCTTTTTTCATATTATACTGGTTTTCCGACACCTGTGGCGGGACTTGTAATGGCGACTTGCACCCATTCATTTTCTGCTCTTTCCGTATCAACACCTTTATTCGCCATTAAATTATATAATAACATTAAATTCGGGGAACCGTCAGGTAATGTACCTGTTGGTATTCCTATCCCTTGTAGTAATTCAATAGTATTAATCGAAGCTCTTTCAGGTGAAAATCCCGGTAAAAATTGAGCCATGTATAATAATGGTAGGGGTATAGCATTCCTACTAATTAATTGTTTAGGACCTAATCCGTTAATTGTGTTAAGTAATAATAAAATGTTACTCATTAATGACTTACATTTTCGATAGTCATTGATTAGTTGTGATACAATTAATGCCAACTGAACTAATTTTAAAATAATTGCGTATTTTTTTAATCTTTGAGATTTTGTCACATCCTTTAAAATTAATACGACTAAATTTAAAATATCTTTTTTTAATTCTTGAAATAACACTTTTAAGAATTCGCTATTAATTAAAGATATAACTTCGATTGAGAATTTTTTATATTTCTTTAAAAAATCAGCACCATCTGCAACAATATTACTCCCTTGTGTTGTATTACTATTACCTGATTGAATAACTTGATTTACTGAAGTTACCTGTTGGTTATAAGTATAGGTCGCCCCTGATTGAACAACTGAGAGTAAAGTATAAAGTGGTAATAAGACTTTGGGAGATAAAACTCCAGATGCAACCGCCAAAGGTATTTTTTTAATTATATTTTTATCAATTGCAACACTAGCATTAAAATTAGATGGAATCATCAGAGACCACTGAGGGTTTTGTGAAATTGAATTAACAATTGTATTAATAGTGTTAACTTGTTGTTCAGTTGTTTGATTATCAACATTATCTCGAAAATCAACAAGCTGAGAAACCAATGATTCTGTATCAACAGGTAATTTAACGTTATCACAATCAACAAATTCCATTACCCCGTTTTGAATATTTGAAATTTCAATTTCTATATTTCTTAAATCAATCTCCGTTAATTCAAAAAAACTATCATCAACCCCATCTAATTCCGCAATTTTAGCGGTACCACTAACATCAATTTCTTGCCTTGAATCAAAACAAAGTCCTAAAATTCGTTGAGCGATTAGCATAAATTTTGATTGATTAGTTATTTCCCCACTACCAATTTGAGAATTTATACTGATTGCGCCTGAAACAATATTAACTAATTGCATTCCAACATCAACTGGGTCAATTAATTTAATAGTACTATAATAATCCGATAAAAATTCACCAACATTATTTATATTATTTTCTCGATTAAGTAACAATACTCTATAATAATCTCCGGTTACTTGAAAGCTATTTTGTTTAGTGTATTGGAAATCAAATAAATTTTGACCGGATTTACCTAAGTAATTTTTACCGTTAATTTGTGAAAATGATTTACCTAAATTTTGAGTCTCGGTAAGTTGATACATTTGTTTGTTCATTGGAAATGACTTTGTCCCACCATACGGTTTAAATATCGTACTAGCGGACGGAACCGGTTTTTCATAAAACATTTTACCAAATTTAGTGTCTGGTGAATTTTTTAAATTAGAAAAGAAATCAATCGATTGTATAGGAATGTAAATACCTTCAGATTGAGGTAATGTGGATAATGGACTTATTTGAAGTCCGTTAAGATTAAAACCTGTATAGGTTTGTTCCTGAGAACACCCCAAAGCCTTAATTGTTTGTTCTTTAACTATTGCTGCAATTGTTGGTTCAATTTTAACCGCAACTTCGAGTACTTTTTTTTTAAGGTATCCTAATGACTCAGACCCATTTCCTTTAGTTGTCCCTAAAAAATTTAATAATTTGTCAGTTGAATTTAGAGGGTCTTTTAAATACCTTTTTTGTAAGTCTTTAATTTTATTAAGTTGTGTCGATATTTCTGCGGTAGATTTAGATAATGAATTACCCGCATTTTTAATTAAAGACTTTTCCGATTGAGACACATCATTAAATGTCTTAATTGCGTTAAGTCTACTTTGAATTTTTTGTTCAGAATTTACTAAATCAGGTATTGCCATAATATCTTATTTCATTTTATATGTTTCCAAATCATCAGAAACATCCTTTTCAATAAGATTCTGTATTAAATCATCGTCTAAGTCAGCCATTGAAAATGACTCAGTATTATTACTAGATTTTTCCCAAATACTTGACTGTAGTTTAGAAAGACTAATTTTTTTCTCGACGCAATCATTAACAATTTTTTGTTGTTTTTCAATTACCGGACCAATAGTAATCATATCGGAAGGGTCCTTCAACATTGCCAACATTTTGTTTTGAATTCTAATCGCGGTTTGTCTTTGCTCAACAAGTTCATTGTAGATTTCTTGCATAAGAGATAATATAGAGTCTTTTGAAAAATTAATTTCTTTTCTTGTAGGTCTTGCCATATTAATAAATACTTCCCATTTAGTTTTTCATTTTTACCTGAATAATTAGGTAAAGTTTTTTAAATCGTTTAATTGAACTACGAATTTCTTTAGTACTCAAGTTAGTCATTTCTCTTAACGAAAGAAGTATAACATTTTTATTAAATTTGTTATTATCCGCCCCTGAAAAAATCTGTTCATAATTATCAAATAAATCAATAAGAGCGTAACCTAATTTTTTTTCATTATCGTTTAATGATTCTTTCTCAATGAAGTCTTTTAATTCCTTAAGATACTCATTGATGATGGCATGACTTTCAACAATATCATCATCAATTCTATAAATCATATCCGGTCTTTCTTCAATACTGGTGGAAATGTCTTCATAAGATACTCTCCTATTAGTTTCTTTTTGGTCTTTAATTATTTGACCCATTAAATAATTTTTACAAATGGTACCAAAATACGAATACGCTTTTTTCTCTTTTGATGGTTTGAATTTATCAACTTTTGTCATCAAAAATGAGTGAGTGTCCGTATGAATTTCAGTAAAATTCATATCTTTACGATATAATTTGTATCGTCTAATAATAGAAGATATCATTTTATCTAAAGGCCCTCTTAAAAATTCATTATAAATTTTATTTTTTTCCTCAAAGGTTTCCGCAATTAAAAAATTCCTTACGGCTAATTCTTCTCTTACATCAAAATAGTTTAAATTAACGGTTTTCCTACCTCTTTTTTTCGATAAAACATCTTCTGTTGACGCAGATAGAGTTTCTTGCATTTACTCATTTAATGGTTCATACTTTATGGCTCTATCCTCAACGAAAAAGTATTCTCGTTTTGCCGTTTGAATCCAAAATTTTACCTCATCTTCAGTCATTACTGATTCACCAAACTTATAGTTCCAAAAAATAGAACCTTCTCTCATATTAATATGTTTGTATCCAAGCTTTGGGATGGTCATAATTGAAACTGAATTATAAGTTAACCTTAATAAAAATTCATAGATAAATGTTAATTTAATTGACGATTTAAATCCTCCAAAATCTTCAATAATTTCTTTTTTAAAAACTGACCCGGCAGTTTGGAAATTTTGATAATTCTGCAATGTTTCATTTGTCAAAAATCCCATCTCTTGTGTAAAATTTGCCGCAAAAGTAGCCTCATTGGTGAATCCTGCGAACACTCCTTTATCGTCAGTCTCAACAACTACCGGTAAAAACATTTGTATTTCGGGGTAAGATTCTGTATATTTTTTAACATTTTTAAACCAAATTGAAGAATATTCATCATCAAACTCAAATAATGAAATCCACTCACCTTTAGCGTTTTTAATACCATGGTTAACTTGGTCCATATAACTCGGGTCTTTATCCCAAACTAATTTATTAATCTTTAATTCTCCAAAGTCGTATCCGCTAATGAAAGACACTAATGATTCTTCAGGAGTATGTACTATTACTAATTCTTCAATACTGACTTGTTGATTTTTAATAGACTCAATTGCCTTATTAAAATAGTCTTCAAAGTCTTTTACTTTTGAAGATTTGATTGGTAATATAATTGAAAGTGATAATTTGTTTTCCATATTATTCTTCTGTTTTAGTGATTTGTTGTTCGAACGCATCCGCTCTCGTATTTAGGTAATTTTCAAATAATGAAACTACTGATGATTCAAATTTTTGTTTGTCCGAAAACTGTTCTGATGTTTTTTTCATTTCATCATAAAGTTCAGGTTTAATATTATCCTCTAACCAATTTTGAATAAAATCTGAAATAACATCAGCAAGTAATGTATGGTCTGTTATCCAAATACCGTTATCTTCATTCATCCAAGTCGGAGGTAAGTCGGGAACTTTACCTATCACAGGAACATTTGATTTCATAGATTCTAATGGAAATGTACCAAATCCACTTTCATTATCTACCCAAACACTAACAAAACAATCTTTAAGAGAATTAGCAAATTCTACTTCAGATAAACCTCTTAAATCTCTAAAGGTAAACCAACGATACTGAGGAAACCTCAAATAAAATGTTTTAATTAGATTGACTGCATCACTTTGGTCTTTAGTATGAATACCAATGATTGGCATTGCGGGTAATAATTTAGGTGTAAAAACTTCACTAATATAAGGTTCAAGAATATCAAAAGAACAACTTCTCATAACTTTCTCAATATATTCTTTTTGTTTATTATTAGTTGTGATACATTTCATAAACCCAAATTGAGACCAAGTTTGACCTGGTTGTAACGTTTCTAACATATATGAGTATGATTGAGTCAACACAATTTTAGCACATGGTAATTGTTTAACTTGGTCCATTATGTAACCAAATACTTCTGGAATAATCAAAAAATCTTCAGGAGATATCTCCAAATTTTGACCTTCAATTGCCTTGTGAGGTAACTCCATATAAGATTCGTCTAACCATGCAACAACTCCGGCATAATCTACCTTTTCATGAAGTATGATTGGGTTGAACCCATTGTCTTTTAATGTTTTGCCCATTTGATACATAAAACGAACAGATGCTCTTGCATTACCTTTAGTGTCTTGAACTAATAGATAAATTCTTGATTGTTTGTCTCTTAATGTTTGGATGGATTGTTTTACTTTTTCTTCTAACGAATTTTCCATATTTTAATAGTGATTTATAAGTTTTTTGTTTAATAGGCTATTGAAGGCAATTCTAAATGGTATACTGGTATTTGATGTTTGTTTCATACCTAATGTTTCGTCAAGCTCATCATGCTCTGATAATACCGTGTCTAACATCATTTTTACTAAGTCAAACTTAACAATATTTATTTTCACTTCGGATGTGTCTCCTGACAGTGTCTCATTATCATTGGAGATTCCAATGTATTCTTCAACTAAGTCTAAGTCAATATAATAAACTTCTCCTAATACATTAATCATAAATTTTTTCGATTTTAGATTTGAGCTCTTTAATACTTGATATTGAGTGCTCGATGTTAATTTCTGAGTTATAAATGGTGTTAAACTTTATTATCGTTTTACCCTCAGGATAGTCTAATAATAGTTTAGGATTTGCGGTAAGTAAAACGTCTATTGAATCCCACATCAAATTTATTGTTGATTCGCTATAAAATTTTATAGTTTCGACTAAACAACCAAATTTTGAAATAAAAAATAATGAAGCTGGTTTTGATTTACCCATTTCATCGGAAACAATTAAAACATCATGATTATCCCTAATGTCCAAATAAAATTCGTTAAAGTCGGACATACTCGATATTTCAACAGACCCCGAATGACCGAAAATCTCCATTGTATGTTCTTTATAAAGAAAATCATATAATTCGTCCTCATTTTTAAATTTAAGGTGAGTCATGATATTCAAAGTTGTCAAATCAGAGATTACTTGATATTCAAATCCCTCTTCACCTTCTTCTTTAAATGGATTTTCAATATACCATTTTTCGTACTCTTGTTGTATTTTTTTAAGGGTATCTCTCAACACCCCATTTAACTCTATCCCAATTCTCATGGTTCGTATCTTTTTAATATTTTAGAAATTAATGGATTTCTCACAATATCCTCAGAACTAAATTCAAATGTCCCAACATCTTCTAAATCTTGAAACTTTTTAAGAGCATCCCATAACCCGGTTTGTGTTCTATCTTTATGTCTATCAAATTGTTCCAAATCCCCTGAAATAAAGAATTTTGAATTAAATCCAATTCTTGTTAAAAGAAGTTTCATTTGACTTGGGGTGGAATTTTGGGCTTCTTCAAAAATTAATATTGAATTGTCGATATTCATTCCTCTCATGTAAGCCAATGCAAATACTTCAATCGCTTCAATTTCTTTTAATTTTTCCCTTGTCTCTTTACCTATAATTTTATTTAAAAGATAATAAGATGGAAAAATATAAGGGTCTAATTTTTCTTCTACTCCACCTGGTAAACTACCAAGTTTTTCTTCTGCTTCAACGGCTGGCCTAACAATTATTATTTTTTCATAAAAATTTGTTTCATCTAACAATAAATCAACAGCTGCTTTCATTGCGATATAACTTTTACCTACACCTGCGGGTCCGGAACAAATTGTTATCTGATTGTTGTTAAGAATATCGTAATATTTTCTTTGACCCTCTGATAAAAATTTTTCTTTAGTTTTCTTTTTAACCAACGAACAAATTAATTGTTTTTTAGTTTTTTTATCAACTTTGTCACCTGTAACATCAGATGTTGGTTTTGGTTTAATTCCTTTTGTAGGTTTTTGCATTTTTAGTTTTTATTTGATTTATAGTAGTATAGTATTATAAACTTATTCTTATCACATATCTCTCTAATAAGTTCTTGGTCGGTTCTTTCTGTTATAAATTTCATTATAATTTGATTTTATATCCTTCAGGCGTCGTACCTGATTTATAAAATTTAAGTCTATTATTATAAAATAAACATAACTCATGGAATTGAATACCAAGTTTATTGTCATCAATCACATTAATATAATACCCCTCCTTAAGTAAATCAAGACAAAGATTCCATTGTTGTGAATTCATTAAATTTTCAGTCCCTTTTTTAAACCCAATATATTCAACAACAAAAGGGGTTTCTTTATTCGGATTTTGAGATATGTAATGTTCTTTTAAGAATTTTAAATGATTTTCATTACTATTTTTAATCGATGATATTAATGTATCATCGATTTCATATTTTTTTATAAATTCAGTTAGTGTTTTAGAATCTCTTGGGAGATTAAGTCCTCCATATCCGAACCCATATTTAAGTGATTTTGAACCAATCCTCGAATCTCCCCCAATAGCATTTAATATCACACCACATTCTTCTTTTAATCCGGATTTAATAAATAAATCACCTAACATATTAACGAAACTAATTTTCATAGACAAATATGCATTTATTGATAATTTAGAAATCTCTGCCGCTTTAGAAGACATTGTATGAACATTAAGTCCGTTTGGTTGAATTTTACTAAACAAATAAATTAAATGATTCGAGAGTTCTTGGTGTTCAGTCCCAATTATTATAATGTCAGAACTATAATACCCGTTAATTATATTACCTTCAGATGACATTGTTGGGCAATACCCAACTTCTATATTGAACATATGTAATTTTTCTTGAATCTGTTCTGTTTCACCAGGATTCATTGTTGACCCAATTATGAATTTTTTATTATGAATCGGTATATCTAATTGTGACGCTGTGAAAAAATGATTTGACACCTCAAAAACTTTTGTAGTATCATTTCCACCATCAATGGTTGGTATTGTGTCGACGAATGTAAATATAAAATCACATCTCTCTATTAATTCAATAACATTTGTAGTTCCGGAAAACTCATATGAGTCGAATAACATTTTTTGAATTAATGGTTCGGTTGTGTTGTATATTTCTTGATTCAGATTCGAAATAACGTCTTCATTTTCATCATAAATCGTGACATCGTATCCAGCTTTTTCACATATTAATGAAAAGGCAACTCCTAACGTGTTTGCCCCAATAACTCCAATTTTCATATTATAATATATTTTTGTTTTATTTATTTAGTAACATTTGATGAGTAATACTTTTCTTTATTTATTATAACCCCACCACGGTTTTGTGTGTAACTCTATTCTCATTTTTTTTTTAATTAATAATTTGAATTTTATCTTTTAAATGATTAAAATGTTTAATTATGAATGGTAATAAATTATTGTGGTAATCTGACATTAATTTTTTTATATTATCTTCATCTTCATTTCTTGTACTGCTTTCATAGTGATACGCAACTATATTTCCGTCATACACATTAGAGTAGCCTAACAAGTTAGTTTTTAAATTTAATTCAACATCTTCAAAACAATTGATGTAATTTTCGTTAAAATATCCGGATTGTTCAAATACTATCTTTTTTATCATTAATAACGCTCCGGTACTTCCGAGAATAGTTTTCTTACTAATCGAATCACCATAGTAACTACCTAAATTATTATGGGTGACACCTAAAATATTATTACCATTAATTAACATTGTAATACCTCCATGTTGTATTGTATTATCTTTAAAGTGAAGTCTAGCACCTACGGTCCCAACTTTTTTATTTTCTTTGAAGATTTTTAACATTCCGTAAATCGCATTATTACAAACCTTAATATCATTATTACAAAATAAAATGAACTCATGAGAGTCAGTTAAATGATTTTTAACGACATCATTATTTATTTTCGCAAAATTGTAATAATCATATTCAATTAACTTTATGTTTTGTTTAAATGAAATAAAATTTTTAATTTCATTTTTTTCTTCTTCTGATGAACCAGTGTCTGATATGAATATTTCAAATAAATTTTCGTTACAATGTTCGTAAAATGATTCGATACAAGGTAATAATAAATCTAATTTACTTTTGGTCGGAATAATAATGGCAACTTTACCAATATTTTTAATTGGTTTTTCTTTAATTTCGGGGACATATATTTTTTCAGGTTTCAAATCTAAGGGTAATTTTTTTCCCCACTTTAAAATAAATTTATCTTTTGATTCAAAAAATTCTTGATTCGGTTGTCCTACGGATTCATGAGTAATTTCAAATGATGAGGTTACACCAATTTTAACACCGTCTAAATAATTTGGTATACAAAATAAATGGTCATAAAAGTGAAATTTACCAATTGTTTCATCAAATTGGTTCTTAACTTTTAATTTATTAAACGATATAAATAATCCATCAATAGTTACGACAGGGATTAAATACGGTAATTTTGATGAATAAGTATTTAACCATTTTTTCCGACCTTCAGGGTGATGATAAACTTGACCAACCATTGTCTGACGCATTTTTTCCCAATAAATTCCGGATTCCGGAAAATAACAAGAACCAGCTTTACCTATAATCCCATAATCAGGATTTTTATCAAAATCATTAAGTAATTTTTTACCCCAACCATTTTCAAGTTTTATATCGTTATGACAACATACAATGATGTCGTTTTCTGATTCGGATATACCTCTATTGTATAATTCAGATAAACTATATTGATTGTGATTAATGTATTCTAATATTTGAATATCTTTTAGCCCGGAACTTTGTAACAAATGTTGTCTAAATTTGTTATTATAAATTTCGTCTTTATGTGTTGAGTAAATTATTGTTATCATATAAAAAGTTCATTGCTGTTAAGTCTTCAATTTCATTGAAATTATTGTCGTTAAAATCGGAAATGTCTCTATGTGTTCCATTGTCGGCCCTACCCCTATTTAATTTCTCGATAAACTCATCTTTTGTTTTACAAAAATAATGATTTATTTGTGCGACATCTATAGGTCCATTATAATTAAATGGTGAATTGTCAATTCTTTTATAATTGGTATCAACACATTTACCACTATGGTTATGTACCGACATATATCCAGCATTTTTTAAATTAATTATTGATTTAATGTGGTGATTTGGTGAATTTTGTCTCATTGTAAAACGATTAATCATTCCGTAGTCGTCACTTTTAGTTAAATTATTGTCACCGAACAAAACCCAATTAACCCCAATAGAATCATTGTCTTTGTAGTCCTCAATAAATTCGTGAATTGTTTTATGTTTTTTTAATACCAAAAACTCATCAACATCTAAAAACGCTGCCCAATCATAACTGTTTTTATGTTTTGAAATAAACTCATTATAGACGGGAATTTGTTGTTTAACTCCCACAACAGGGTATTTAGTGACTTTATGATTTTCAATTTTTGAGTCCCAATCATTTTCGTAAATAAAAATATTATCAAACCCTAATTTTAAATGATAATTAATCCATTCCTGAATATAATTATCCTCATTTTTCGCAATACAAACTAACGATATTTTCATAAATTACATTTTTTAGTTGCCAAATTGGTATATCCATTATAAAAAATATTTTTATGGACTTCATATCCCCTTGTATTTAAAAAATTAATAAAAGATTCGTCATCTATGTGAGAAAATTCGTAGTAAATTTGTTTTATAGAAACTTTATTAAAATCAATACTTGATATTATTTTGTCGTCCATACCTTCAACATCAACAAATAAAATATCCAAATCAACCACATTATATTTTTCAAATAACTCATTCAATGTTATTGATTCGTAAACAACCTCTGATATTGGAACACCTAAACCATGATTTTCAATGTTTTCTTTTTTTAAACTGCTTAAATGTTTATGAATACAAGTATAAAAAATTTCAGATTTTTTACTTTCGTCTAAATTTATAATTTTATTTTCAATATTAAAATTATAATCTTGATATATATTTTTAATACTACTATTAAAAATTTCTTGAGGTTCAACTAAAACCAAAAGTTCAATGTCCGATGGTTTATACGACATAACTATTTTTGTTAAATCATCCTGGCCATCATTTGTTCCTAACTGTATTATTTTCATGATTGTTTTAAATTAAACCTGTTGACCCAAATCCGTTATTTCCTCGTTCCCCTTCAGTTATTGAATCAACTTGAATTAAGTTGACATATTTTCCATTAACCACTGGACATAAAACTGCTTGAGCGATTTTTGTCCCTTTAGGGATTGATTTTGTTATATTATTTGTGTTGAAGACGATTACTTTAATTTCTCCATTATAACCACAATTGTGTATTAGATGTTTATTACAAAAAAAATTATGATTGTTTTTTACTGTTATATCATAAGTTTGTTTTTCCGTTTTGGTGATTTTTTTAATTTTACTTGTTTTCATATATGAATTTTTTTAAATCGTCGACTGAATAAAATAGTTTATAGTTTGGGTATTGTTTTAATGTATATTTTTGTTTAATTAAAACTTCTTCGGTTTCCCATCCCTTCATTTCAATAATAAATTTATTACCATTTTCTAATTCAACATAGAAATCAGGAATATAGTATCTATTCATATTATTATAATAATATTTGATTCTTATTCCGTGTTTATTTGTCCATGTTTTAACATAATCTATAGAGTCCAAAAACTTCATAGAATCTAACTCGTATGATGATGAATAATAAAAAGTTTCTTGTTTATTTGATGTGTATGTTCCTGTTTTATATCTATTACTGTCATTAGAGAACTTACCTGAACTATATAATTTTGATATTATCTCCGACATTTTTTCTTTAAAATCGTCACTTTTTTGACATCTCCCATCATTTAATCTCTCTTTAATTGTTTGTATAGTTCTTTTTCGATAATCATCATCTTCCCATCTTTCTTTTGAACTTTTTGATATTTTTTTAATTCTTTCTTCAGATTTAACCCATTCTTTAAACCTTTCACTTTTAGACCACGATGTAAAACCGGAGTAAATTTCAGGAGTTTCCTTGTGTTTTTTTTTCACAATTTCACTCATTTTTTCAATAAATTCTGGTTTATTATGTGAAATTTTTCTTGAAATTTTCATCTTTTCTTTAAACTCAGGTTCCGACCATTTTGACTTCATATTATTTGAATTCATTTTAAAAAATTCAACTGACTTAACATTAGATTTAGGAAACCTTTCTTTATATTCTTTTGAGGTTATTTTGTGTTCGTACTTTAAGTGTTCCACTATTGAGTATTCTTTCTCAACCCCGCATATTTGACATTTTACCGACATACTCTATATCTATCTTTATTGATAGATAGTATACTGGTGATTAAAAGATTATAATTTCATCATTTTCTTTTAAATTTTTGGCTAAAATAATTCCGTTAGTCGTATATACCTCGGAATTTGGTGTGACTTCTAGCACACCTAATTCCGTTTCAATAATAAGAACTTCTTGAGTTTCTGTATCAAATATGTTGGATACGACATCTTTTTCAATCTCAAAAGTTTTTTCATTAACTGAAAAAACAACATCGTTTATTTTTAATTCCGATAATAATTTCTCACCATCAACTGTAAGTATTTTCATATCCTCAGAGAAACAATCTACAGTTCCGGGAGTATTTAATACTGTTAAACCTTGATTAATCGCTAAACCGCTTTTTGGTCTTACTTGTATTTCAAATTCATCAGGGATTGATAATTTAATACCTGTTGGGACTAATCCCCGACCAAATGGAGGTAGAATAACTTCTTCCGTCGAAAATAGGTCAAATCCTGAATCACTTGGGTAAGCGTATTCAGGAAACTTCGCATCCTCATTTAATAATTCCACTTTTAAATTTTTAGTCTTAATTGCTTTTAACGCGTCTTCGTTCATCTCCTCATACGTCATACCAATCAATTCTTCCAACTCTTTTTGGTATTCGTCGTCTTCGTCAATCTCAACACCTGATTCTTCCTGTATTTTTTTAAAATGATTTTGAATATCATTTAATATTTCAGGGTCAAACCCTAAACCATCTAAACCATCAAATCCTCCCATTATTTTAATTCTTTTAATTTTTTAATTACTTCCACTAGTACCTCAACATCTTTTTCGCAGTATTCTACAATACCTTTAATGTCTTTTTTAATCCAAAAGGCTTCATGAACTTTATTTCCTGTTACTTCCATATTTTTAGACGATTCAACACCTAAACACACACACATTAACTCTAATGAGGCAATTGACCCATAACCACCATATTGCCACACTTCTTTAGTATCAAGAGCTTTAATTTCCCAAGGTTTAGTATCGTGACCTGGTAAAATTTTTGGAGGTAGTAACCCATTCATTATCATTCTTTTAGCAAGAACAGGAATATCAAAACCTTTAACATTATGTCCGCAAAGAAAAAACCCTAATTCACCGGTACGATAAAGCATTTTTTGAACATCTATTAGTAATTCTTTTTCATCAAGATTACTAAATGACTGCATTTTTGTTTCACCATCAGGCCCAATAAAGGCAACACTAACACAAGCAATTCTTAAGAATTCAGGGACTAGTGCTGCCCGATTAACAAACATTTTTCCCGGACCTTCATCGGCATCTTCGGGGAACCTTTTTTGAAACCAATCAAAATATTTTTCAAACTGAAAGGAAAGTTCCGGTCTATTCGTACATAACGATTCCCAAGTGGGTTCAATCCCAACGGTTTCAATATCTAAAAATAAAATCTTATTTAATGGAATGTTTATCATATTATTTAATAATGCTTAAGTAAAAATCTCTTCTATCTTTTGTTACTATATTCAAATCGTATCTGTCTTTAACGGTTTCATATAATCTTTCCCCCATATCTTTAACTAAATTAGGGTTCTTCATCAGTTTTTCAATACATTTTGCCCAATCAGAATGGTTTCTAACCTCATCAACTAACATCGCATTTCCATCAACAAATTCCCCATTTTTTAAACAATGTTTCAAATCAAGAGTGTATGGTCCAATGTTAGACGCGATTAACGCCTTTTTATAGAATCCCGCCTCAATAACTTTTAATTGAGATTTCATTCTATTAAACATATGATTCTTAATTGGAGACAAAGATACATCAAATTTTGAATAATTCTTAGCATAAGATGTAACTGGTTTAGTCCAAACTCTTAAGTATGATTCAGTCATTTCATCCGGAAACGAATTAGTATTATAATTTACTAAATGTTTTTTGTATTCTTCAGAAATATTTCCGTAATTCTGTGTAAAAATCTTTTCATATTGAGCCCAAACTGTTTCTTCCGGTCTAATATCTCTTTTTACGTGCTCCCCTGTTTGAGAATTGATTTCTGTGACAGTTCCCCTAACATCAAATCCACAAAGAACATATTGTAATTTATCTTTGTGTTGTGCTAATTTACCAAATGATGGATTTAAAATATCTAAATCATGTAAGTGAGATGAACCGCCTAACCAACCAATTCTCAATCTATCTGACTCTAATGTTGGTTCTTTAAATTGTGGTTCATTTGGATTTATCGCGTTGGGGATTACAAAAACATTTTTATTTATTTTTTTAATTTCATCCGCAAATAAAGTTGTTGTTGTTGTAACGTATTTTGAAACCTTAAGATTCTCGACAATTTTTTCATTTATTTTATTAAATTTAATAATATCGTGAATTGGGTGTTCTTTACCCGGCATCCAATAATCGTCAATATCACAAACAGTAACAATACCCATGGAGTTTAAAATTCTGATAAGGGCGTTTGCTCTTTCAAAATCTGCTCCAATACTCCTATGGTATGAAACTATTTGATATTGTTTCCAAAAGTTCATATCATCGTATGGTGGGTCATAGACGATATCGATATGAAATTCATCTTTATAAAGATTTTGAAGAAAGACATGAGGGTCAACAGAACGAAATTTTCCAACTCCACTTTTATCGCTGGGTATTACTACAACATTAATTTTTTGTTTCATATTTTTTAATTATATTTTGAATTGTGGTTTTTTCATTAAAATTAGATTCCCAAACCACTTCCAAATTATAATCATAATCAATGATGTTGTCAATTCTTATTTTATCCTCACACCATATTTGAGATGAGGGTTTTTTCTTATGAGGGTGGACATAATTAGAATCATATTTATTTGGATTACAATGCCAATAATCCCCATTATATTCAATTATTAGATTAAATTTAGGTATGTAGATATCACAAATATATTCATTGACTTTATATGTTCTCTTAACCTCATACCCAAGACCTTTAATAATTTTTTCAATTTGTTTTTCGGGTTTTGACGATGAACTAAATTTTCTTGGGTTGTCCGATAATGTTTTTGACAATTTATTAAGAGATTCTTTTGTGTGTTTTTTTCCGTAAAATGGATTTCCCTCACCTGTTTGTAATTTTATAGAACATGTCTTACAAGGAGTATTATTATTAATTTTTCTATAATGGTTCCTACAGGCAATTGCCCTATCTATTGATTTAGTTTCAACATTTTTGTTGCATATAGGGCATATTCGATTAACTATAAAATAATTTTCGGATTTCACAATATTTAAAGAATTGCATCTATCTCTTTTTCTAACAATACCTTCATTGTTAAGAATTAATAATATTGTTTTTTTTGAAACTTTTAATTCCCTCTCAATTGTTGTAGAACCCTTACCTTTTAGATATTCTTTAATTATCTTATTTTTAATTTTAGTATCCATATTTTATAAATATTTCGTTCTGTCAGACGGAACATTTTTTATATAAAAAAACCCACAAAAGTGGGCTCTAAATTATTTTAGTTTCTTATGCTAATTTTTTAATTTTTGTTACTTTACCCTCGAATATGTGTTTTCCAACTTTAAAACTAAACACTTCATTAGATTTTTCAGAACTTTCAGCAATTAACCCATTTTCTCTTAATGATTTGGTTACTGCCTCATTAATCATTTTTTGAATTAATTTATAATCAATTCCTGTGTTTGATGGTTGTGATTGGGGTTGTGATTGTTGTGGTACTGTTTTTGGTCTTGCGGATTCAGGTAAGTATCCTGCGTCTGAATTACCCATTAATCTTCTCGACTTTTCAATCAACTCATTTGACATAGTCATTGTTTGTTGTTGTGCGGGTTGACCAATTGGATGTTCCATCATTAATTTTTTAATTTCATCCGGTAATTTTGAATTTTTAATAGCGTCAACTGTTGGAACACCAACAGGTTTAGTATTTTCTACCGGTAATGATGATAGATACGGTTGTGAAGATTGTTGTGGATTTTCTTGTAAGTACTCTTGAGGTATATTATATTTAATATTTGGGACTTCAAATTCTTGAACCATTGATTGACGAGATGAATCCATTCTTTTTGGACTATCTGTTTGGCCCATAAGGGTTTTAGCATTTGACATTGCTAATTTTTGCATTAAATCACTCATAAGTTTTTAATTTTAATTTAATCATAACCGATATTATTATTTTGTCACTATAAGGTTAAAATTATTTTTGTAATTTGTTTGTTATTGTTGTTCTTAATGTTGTTCTTTCGGTATCAGTTAATCGATTTCCGGTTTCTGACTCTATTGCCGAGTAGATTCGTTTGAAAGCTTCAGCTGATTTAGATAAGTCAAATCCTCCTTCACCGTATTTTTGTGTAAATTCTGTTGTTAATGAATCAATTGTTTTATTAATGATTTCATCAGTATTTACTTGTGGTGTTTCAGGTGTTTGTTGAGGTTGTTGTAACTCTCGTGGGATTATTGATGGTTGTGCTGGTTGCCCAAAATTCGCTAAGGTTATTATAGACACCATACTTTTATCTCCATTTGGATTAAAGTTTGGTCTCATTTCATTAAAGACTTGTCCATTTGGTTTGTATGAGGTTATTTTATCTAATCTAAAAAGTCTCCATCCCGGTAATGGTTGGGTACCTAATGTTGCCGTATGTGAGGCTCCTTCATAATCCCAAGCCCGTAAAACTTTATTACCTGCTTTACTAACCCCAAGACATACAGGCTCAATGGTTCTTAAACCATCTCCACCCGGAGCGTCACCGGTGTAATATAAAACAATAACTTGTTTTCTTTTGATTGAGTCCACGACACTTTCAATAGAAGCAATTTCTAAGATTAAACCTTTAAGGGATTCTTGTAATTTCATTATAGTTGAAAATTCGGATAAGTATTAGAAGCATTGAACTTGTTTATTTTAATTTCACTTTTTCTTTCAACTACATCCGTTGATGTTCCTGCTGCCGTATTATAAACATCAAGAAATACTCCTGTCCCTCTACCTTTATTATCACCATCCGCAACGGCATCTCTATTCACTGAGGAATATTCATTACCCGCCGCATTGTAATCGTTTTTAGGTATTAATTTAGCTCTCTCCATTTCAGCAATTGCTGTTAGGTTGTTTTCAACATTTTGTGATAAATCGATTGTTATTTCGTTAGCCATAATTATAATTTTAACATTATTTCATTTATTCTTTTCAAGGTATTCGTAACCGCTTCGTCATATCGTTCAACAGTTTTAGAATGTTCTTGAGATTTTCTTACATTTGTAAAGTCTTTTTTCTCGTGAGGTTTGATATAAGAATTTTGCATTCCCGTATCCATCTTATTTCTTTTAGTTAAATCTCCAAATTCCCTCATTTTTCTTAATTCATCATTAACCCAATTTTTCATAATGGCACCACCATTTAAAATAAATGAAGGTTCATTTTGATTACCTATGAAATTATCAAAGAAGTTTTTAATTCTTTTTAATTGTTTGTATTCTATGAAATTTTGATGTTGTAACTCCTTATTTCGATTAAAACCTTCAGTATTTTCGTCAGCTCCTTTAACAATGGAGAAACATTTTCTCATATGTTCCTGTTTGTCTTTTGGGAATTCGATTTCACCTTTGGATGAATTGTATAGGTCTTTATTCACTTTTTAACATTTTAATTAAATCAGAAACTGAAATACCTTCTTTTTCGGCTTGTCTTTTCAAAACCGTTAAATTTCTTTTTAACATTCTTGAGGTTTCTAAATCTTTTTTATTTACGTCTCTACTATCAGATGATTTTTTCTTAACTAATAAATCTTCAACAACTTTAATCGCCTTTTGTTTTTGAATCTCAGATAGGGTTGCTCTTGTGATAAAATTTGGGTCTTTATAATATGCCGACTTTTTATCTTTTTTTCCTGATGGGTCTTGTCCTTTTTGTTTTGTTCTTTCTTTGGCTTCTTCCGGTTCCATTCCCATATCTTTAACCAAATATTCAAAAGTTTCTTCACCATCCATATCTTCGGTTTCTTCGTATCCGAACGCTCCTGACATGTCAATTTCTTCAATTTCTTCAACTGATTCCCCATAATAAGTTCTATAACCACGAGCAATCGGGTCATTAGTTATACGAGCCATGGATATTGTCTGGTCCATAGTTTTCTTTGGATGGAGTTTTGGGTCAAGGATTGGAATTGATGAATTTGACATAGCCCCATCGGCATTTACTAATTCTTCCAAATCAGTTTTTAATGTTTTGGTTGACTTAACTTTTTTTTCTTTTGCCACTTTTTCTAAATGATTTTTAACTTTTTTTCCTTTCTTTTTATCGAAATGAATTACCTCATCTTTTTTACGAGATTCAGTTAAAGTTTCCTCTACTGAGAAATATAATGAATATTTGTCTCCTTTATCACGAAGGAGAAAATAATATGGTGACGAATAAAATTCTTTATCTACGGAAATCATCTGTTCTTTTTAACTATAAATACTATGAACCAAGGTATTTATCAATTGTATATGGCATATCAAAACATTAATCAGTATAATTTTAGACGATGGGGTCTAAAACCGGCGAATGAAATCACGGACATTTGTCTTGCTTCAGACGAAAAAGACTACGACCAAGAGGTTGTATTTTCACCTTTATTAATAGGGGAATTAGATGGTAACAGAATGCCATTTAAGTTTGATTTTAATAGTTCAGGAACAACATTATGTCCAATAAGTGCCTGTACCTTTAATTATGACACCATTGTATCTGAAAACTATTGGAACCCCACTAATACTGACCCAAATCTTTGTCCAATTATTACTGATTTATGTGATGTTGGATTAACAGGTATTGATAATGGTCTTGTAAAAAATATGTCCGGAGAGACAATTCAAATCAATACAGGTCTTTATATTTCACAATCAGACAAATTTAGTAGATACAAGTACGATAGGAGAATGAAAATGCACCCTATTACAGGATTTACAACTTCTGAAAATAGATTGTGGAATGATAATTCATATTCATATGATTTATCTTATAGTAATGATGGTGGAGATGTAGGATATGTTGCGAAATTAAATGGAGGATTCTTCCAAGGATTTTATAAAATTGCGGGATATGATTATCAAATTTTTCCACAAAGACCAAGTTTAGGTTGGAGTACGGAAATTATGTTAAGATATAGATGGACGGGCGACACTTCGGTTGGATTAAATTCTCGATACCCAAATAACAAAGGAACTTTCTTTTATATGGGTGCAAGGGCTGAAAATAAATTCTACCATTACCCTGACGGTTCCCCAATTCAAGATTCAGGATATACAAGAGTTACCTCAGGTTTAACTTGTATGGACACTTGTGCGTGTGGTTTATTAGGCAGTGACCCTCATGATTGTTTAAAAGTTTATCAACAATCTGGTGGTACTTCATACAATTGTAGTTGTGGATGTCCTTGTTCTTGTGGTGTATCGGCACAGTATCCTGAAACAGACCCATTATATGACGGAGTATCAAACGCATTATCGTTGAGATTAAGTGGTGACACCGGAAGTCCTAAACTATGTGTTAAAACCTATAGAATTACAGGTGGATGTGAGACAACTGGAACTTGTGTTACAGGAATTACATATACTACTGGAACATCGGTGACCGAATGGTGCTCAACAAGAGGTATTTTTGATGATTGTAGTGGGACAACTTATTCAAATGTGGAACATTGGGTTCAGATTGATGCAGTATTTCAAAGATATGAATGGTTAGATACTTGTGATTTAAATATCAAAGGAGGTCTTGGATTAATAGTTAAAGAAATTTATACCGCAACTACCGCTAATAATAGTATTAGTCTAATTGAACCTCCAATTACTCATCAAGAAACTTATGACCCGGCAACTACCGAAGTAGTAACATTTAATGATAATTGGACAGCAGAAGAGAAATATAGACTAGGAACTATGAAGTTCTATGTTAATGGTAAGTTGTTTATGGTTGCCGAAAACTTTGAGGAAATCATTCCAAGATTACTTAACACCCCAAAAGAAAAACAAATCGGTGTTGGTTATAATATTTCATTGGGGGGTGGAACCCAAGGTCTTCACGATAATTTAACATTCTCAGGTGGATGCCCACCAAATTTAGAAGAAATGGTTTACCAACAAGACCCCGAATGCCTTACAACTAACGACCTCACACACACAGAATATTCCGGTTTAACAACTAATATTAGATTAGAAGAAATATTTGGGGGAAGTATGATTGGAGATATTAGTTCATTTAGAATGTATACCGAACCATTAAATACCTCCCAAATAAAACACAATTTTAATTTATTAAAATTAAAATATAATTTATTAGACCCTAATTGTTTGAACTGTAGAATCACCATACCATCAAATGATTTATACTATGAATTAATTGAACCTACACCAACTCCTACACCAACACCCACACCAACACCCACAAATACTGAAACTCCAACGAATACTCCAACGCCTACAAATACCGAAACTCCAACACCTACGCCAACAAATACTGAAACTCCAACGACTACTCCAACGACTACTCCAACGCCAACAAATACTGAAACTCCAACGACTACTCCAACGCCAACAAATACTGAAACTCCAACACCTACTCCAACGCCAACAAATACTGAAACTCCAACACCTACTCCAACGCCTACTCCAACGCCTACAAATACTGAAACACCTACACCTACTCCAACGACTACTCCAACGCCTACAAATACTGAAACACCTACACCTACACCGACAAATACAAATACTGAAACACCTACACCTACACCGACAAATACACCGATTGAAGACACAAATTTCTTATTACAAGAAAATCTTGCGTATTTATTACAAGAAGATTTAAATAAAATAATAATAACTTATTAATATGCCTAATTTACCAATATCTCAATTACCATTAGCAATATCAGGACAACCATCGTCTTTAATGGTGATTGTTAATTATGATGTAGAATCATCAGGAATTACAAATTCAATATATTTTTCCTCATTAACCGAACAATTTTCAGGAAGTAGTGTTAATTCACCATTTAGATTTAATAGTTCAACACCAACCGGAATCGAACCTATTTCAGGTACTAATACATCGACAGGTTTTTATAGTACAATTGGTGGTGGTAAAGATAATAAAGCAACAAATGTGTTTGCAAAAATTGGTGGTGGAGCTTTAAATAGTGCTTATGGGGTTAATTCTACAATCGGGGGTGGTCAAGGGAACACCGCTTCCGGACATACAACAACAATCGGGGGTGGTTTTAGCAATATTACTTATTGTAGTAGTTCAACAATTGGGGGTGGTTATAACAACACCACTTTGGGTAGTGGCTCAACAATTGGAGGTGGTTATCATAACATTGCTTCTGGAGATTGTTCAACAATTGGTGGTGGTTATTGTAATAATGCTTATGGATGTTATTCAACAGTTGGTGGAGGGGGTAGGAACACTTCTTCCAGTACTTCATCAGTTGGTGGTGGTCTTTTTAATACCGCCTCTGGATTGTCGTCTATTGGCGGTGGTTATCGCAACATCTCATCTGGAAATTGCTCAACAATTGGTGGTGGTCAAACTAATGTTGCTTCAGGTACTTGGACATCGATTGGAGGAGGTAGATGTAATAATGTGTCAGGTACTTATTCAACAGTTGGTGGTGGGGGTGGAAACACCGCTTCTTTAGGCCCTTCAACAGTTGCCGGAGGTTTTAATAACATTGCTTCTGGATTGTCGTCTATTGGCGGTGGTTATCGCAACATCGCATCTGGAAATTGCTCAACAATTGGTGGTGGCGGTTCTAATATTGCTAATGGTGATTATTCAACAATTGGTGGTGGTAGAAGTAATATTATTGCATTAGGTTACCAATCAACAATTGGTGGTGGTTCTTATAATAATGCTACAGGACTTAATTCAACAGTTGGTGGTGGTTATTCTAATACTGCTTCCGGTAATACTTCAACAATTGGTGGTGGTCGTTGTAACATTACAAATTCAAGATATTCGGTTATTGCCGGTGGACAAAGAAATATAATTCAATCACCAATAAACGAATATTGTTCATTAGGCGTTACAATTGGTGGTGGTATTGGACACAATACTTCAGGTGGAACATTTGATATGTATACAGGTATATTATCAGGGACAATTGTTTGTTGTAATGCTGGTAGACTATCGACAATTGGAGGTGGATTTAGAAACTGTGCAACAGGAGCTAGTTCAACAATTGGTGGTGGTAGAGGTAATTGTGCATTAGGTTTTTCATCATTCATTGGTGGAGGTTCTTATAATTCAGCAACAGGTGCTACATCAACAATTGGAGGAGGTCTAAGTAATATCGCTTCTGGATGTTATTCAACAATAGGTGGGGGTCGTGACAATACTGCAACTGGGTATCTTTCAACCGTTGGCGGCGGTTCGTATAATACTTCTTCAAATAATTATTCAACAATTGGAGGTGGTCGTGATAACACTGCTTCTGGTACTTCAACAATTGGTGGAGGTCGTGGTAATACCGCTTCTTGTACTTACTCAACAATTGGTGGGGGTAGTTCTAATCTTGCTTTAGGTGATTATTCAACAATTGGTGGTGGTTATCGTAATACTTCTTCTGGTAATAGTTCAACAATTGGTGGTGGGTATCTAAATACCGCTTATGGTGATTGTTCAACAATTGGTGGAGGAAAGAATAATTCATCACTTGGAAATTGGTCAACAATTGGAGGTGGTTATAGTAATTGCACTTCAAATGGTTATTCAACAGTTGGCGGTGGGTTTTTCAATCTTGCTTCTGGTTTTTGTTCAACAATTGGTGGTGGTTCGTATAATACTGCCTCTGGTTCTCATTCAACAATAGGTGGTGGTTTTGGAAATAGAGTTTGTTCTTCTTGTTCGTCAATTCTTGGGGGAATGTGTAATACCATATCATCCGCATTTACCCATACTAATATAATTGGTAGTAATATCACAGCAAACAGAGCTTGTACAACATTTGTAAATGATTTATCTATTTGTAGTTTTACAGGTTCCTCAGGGAGTTCAGTTTGTGTTGGTTCAAATGGGTTGTTGGTAACTGCACCCGTTTCTCCATACCCAACGGCATATGGTTTATTTGCTCAAACAGGTGATAGTGCTACGGTATCAGCGACCACTGTCGAGACTAGTGTAATGGGACCAGGAGTTGGAACTTTGTCTGTTCCAGCAAATGGTTTCAAAGTAGGTGATTCGTTTCAGGCATCATTCGATGGTATTTTATCTTGTATTAACACTGCAACAATCCATGTTCACGTTAGAACAACTGGTGGTGCATTACTCATTGACACAGGAGTAATAGATTTGGATACCTCAACCTCAAGACCTTGGTTGTTGACTTTATATTTCACAATAAGACAAATCGGAGGAACCACCGTTGCTTCAATATCATCCGGTGGACTATTCTCCTACCTTAAAGATTCTGGACTTACCTATGAAGGATATCCGTTAAGTGAGATTAATAATACAACATTCGACACCACAATAATCAACACATTATCAGTGAATGTCCAATGGAATACCAATAATGCAGGAAATCAAATATTTTCAAGAAATTTTACACTTACTAAAATTTATTAACAACGTCATATATGGTCAATTGTAATTATTTTAGAATAGTAAATTATAATAATATTCAAATAGGGTATTATACATGGACAGGGTGTACTGGAATTGTAAATGTCTCACAAATTAATCCATTACAAACGGATTATGTTTGTGCCAACGAATTAGTTCAGGAAGATTATGGTGCACCTTTAACAATCGCTAATATTGGATTATGTCCAACATCTACTGCAACTTCTACGGTAACTCCTACGGTTACCCCTACGGTTAGTTTATCTGCAACTCCAACGACACAAACTCCAACCCCTACAAATACCGTAACACCGTCGATTACACCATCACCATTGTATGTTCAAAATTTAAGAACGGGAGGTTGGTATCAAAATGTTTGTGAGTCAGTTAATTCATTTGCCAATCCCGCAAATGTTGCGGTATATTCGACGAAACCTTTTTCATTATTGACTGTTGGTGACCACGTATTTGGAGATAAGACTATGACATTCCCTCCAATTAACGCCAATTTTACAATATCTGATGGTGCTAGGTTTATACAAATATCCGGAACATTAATAATAAATCAGGGTCTTTGTTTTTAGAAATAAGATAAAATAAAATAATTGAGTATTTATTGATATGCCAATTGGAATAAGGATTTTAAGTAATAATTTAAGTGGACAAACCACTGATGTAACATTTTTACCTCTATCAGGGGGGACAGTTAATCTTGGGACTCAAGTATTTCCATTTAATTACCTCTCAGGATATATCTATGGGACTTATAATTGTTATGTTCCTACATATGGTTACACATATAGTTTAGAAGTTCCGGAACCGACTCCAACACCTACACCCACAACAACACCAATACCAACTTGTCTCGATGGTTGGATGACCGAAAATTTCAACGGTACAACGTTTAGAAATGGGGATATAATACCACAAGCAATAAACAGTACAGAATGGGCTGATGCTAACACTAATCAAACGCCTGCTTGGTGTTATTATAACTTTGATTTTGATATTGGTATAATTTATGGTAAACTATATAATTGGTATGTTGTTGAGGATAGTAGAGGAATTGGTTCGGTGGGTTATATAGTTCCAAGTGAATCTGATTGGGATACTTTTGAGATATGTTTAGGGGGTAATTCTATTGCTGGTGGGAAGTTAAAAACAACGGGTACAATAGAAGACAATAACGGATTATGGTACGCTCCTAATGCAGGTGCAACAAACGAAATCGGTTTCTCAGGCGTTCCTAGTGGTGTTATGTCCGATGGAGGTTTTCCAGATTTACTTAATGAACGTGCAAGTTTTTGGACGACCACAGAAATTGGTGGTTCAGTAATGGTTATGAACTTAAATTACGGGCGTACCGATGTTTATCACGGACCTGATAGTAAAGGTAAAGGATATTCTATTAGATTAAAACAAGGTATTTCCCCTACTGGTTCAACTCCAACCCCAACAGTAACATCAACTAATATTAATTAAAAATTAACCCACAGACCCTACGGTTCATTAATCTCGGTGATAAGGGTCAATTATATTTTTTTTTAGCATAAAAACATAAAATCAATACTATCGTAGTATTTATATTTAAATAGAAATAACATGGCATGTAGCAAATATACTTTAACGAACACCGGTTCAACTTTAGTGAACTTTAATTACCGAAGATGTGAAGATTCACTATGGGAATACCAAGTTGAATTAAATCCATCCCAATCAAAAAATATATGGTTGATAGATAATACGTATTCAATTGCACCATTTTTTAAAAATTCGGTCTCTTTAGTGAATCAAGGGGTTTTCCCACCGGTTAGTGTAACTTAAACTCCAACGCCGACAAGAACCTAATACACCAACTTTAACTAATACTCTAACATAAGTTTTAGGGTTATAACACCTTATGGTCATTATTCGAATGACACTCACGGTATTTAATTACCGGTGGTGTGAGAGAAATTAATTTAAATAATTTTAATCAATGCGCATAACATTTTAATTTAAAATATATTTTAAAAACCCTCGACTTATCTCGGGGGTTTTTTATTTTTAAACTAAAAAGTAGTAATATGAAAATATTTGTTCAAATCGCGTCGTATAGAGACCCACAATTAGAACCAACAATCAAAGATATGTTGTCAAACGCAAAAAAACCTAAAAACATCACGTTTGGGATTGCAAGACAATTTAGTGAAGAAGACGGATTTGATAAATTAGAAGACTATAGAAAAGACAAAAGATTTAGAATACTTGATATTCCTCACGAAGATTCTAAAGGAGTTTGTTGGGCAAGAAATCTAACTCAACAATTATACGACGGTGAAACATATACCCTTCAAATAGATTCCCATATGAGATTTGTAAAAAATTGGGACGACATTTTAATTAAAATGATTAAGGGGTTACAAAAGGATGGTTATGAGAAGCCTCTACTTACGGGTTATGTTCCATCCTTTGACCCTGAAAATGACCCTGCTGGTCGAGTAAATGAAGCTTGGAGAATGGTGTTTGATAGATTCATCCCTGAAGGGGCAGTATTCTTTTTACCTGAGACAATTCCGGGATGGAAAGAATTAAAAAAGCCTGTTACAGCAAGATTCTATTCTGCTCACTTTTGTTTTACTTTAGGTGCCTTTTCAATCGAAGTTCAACATAATCCGGAATATTACTTCCATGGTGAAGAGATTTCAATTGCAGCAAGAGCATATACTTGGGGTTATGATTTATTTCACCCACAAATTCCGGTGGTTTATCATGAATACACTAGAAAAGGTAGAACCAAACAATGGGATGACGATAAGAGTTGGGGGGATAAGAATAAACATTCTCATCATACAAATCGAAAACTATTTGGTATGGATGGAGAAGTTCAAGAAGGTCATGATGGTCCATATGGCTTTGGGCCTGTTAGGACATTAACTGAATATGAAAAATATTCAGGACTTTTATTTGAAAAACGAGCAATTGATAAACATACTTTAGATAAAAATTATCCACCAAATCCATATAATTTTGAAACAGAAGAAGAATGGAAAAATAGTTTTTGTATGGTGTTTAAACATTGTGTTGATGTTGGATATACTAGTGTTCCTGAAAAAGATTATGATTTTTGGGTGGTAGCATTTCACAATAATAAAGACGAAACTTTATTTAGAAAAGATGCGGATAAAAACGAAATTACTAATATGTTGAGAGACCCTGATGGTTATTGTAAAATTTGGAGAGAATTCCAAACGGATGCATTACCTGATTATTGGGTTGTATGGCCTCACTCTGAATCTAAAGGATGGTGTGATAGAATAACAGGAAGAATTACACACAATCATGTTAGTTAATAAATAATAATATGAGTTACGCAATTGCAACATTTTGTTATGGGGAAAGATATTATAACCAAACAAATAGAATGATAGAATCATTTAAAAACCTTAAAGATAAACCAAAAATTTTTATTGTAACGGATAGTCCGGAATCAATTACTAAAGAAGATTTTGTATTTGTTGCCGATATTAAAGAGTACGATGAAAAATACTCAACATATAATACTAATTACTATGATTTTGATTTCTCGGTTAAAAGATTTTCAGTAAAATTTGCATTAGATAATGGGTTTACTAAGATAATTTTAACAGATACAGATATTATTCCAAATCAACAATTATTCAATCGGGAAAATATTTTAGAATGTTTCATTCCTAATAGTGTATCGGGGCAAGTAACATATCTTTTTGAAAAAGAAGTTGAGACTAATAGTATGTTAGGTAGACGATTTACCCATTACGAATCAAAATTTGGTGTTAATTACGACAAAAAAGATATGTGGATGCCGGAAGACTGTATTCAATTTTTGGATATTGAAAAAGAAAAATTTTACTCTTTTTTATCCACTTGGGATAAATGTATTGAAATTAAATATTCGGATAAATTACATAATATACCCGCAGGAAATATTGACGAAATGTGTTTTTCTGCATTTAATAATGGGGTTGAATTACATAATAACTCCAGTAAACATATAAACTTATTAATTCCCAATCACGATAAATGGTACTAAAAATAGTGACATCAGTTTACGAGTTAAACTATGAAGACGCAAGAGGAGGTATGGTATATAAATCATACCCATTATTAACTCAAACATTACGAAATATTATTTTTGATGATTTTGAGTATGTGATTTACACAAACCAATACACTTATGATAAGTATCATTTGGGTGACCAATTTAATCAACCTAACATAACCATAAAATTTCATGAATTAAACTCTGAAAACTATCTTAATAATATAAATCCAATTAGAAACCTTAAATTTTCTGAAGGGGAAATTCATGATAGAATTTATAGTGTTAAAAATTATATTGAAGTTATTTTTAATAAATTACAATTTTTACTTGATGAGTGTGAAGATAATAAAAACGTTGTATGGATTGATTCTGGTTTATTTGGGACTAGTTGTCATGATAGATGGAGAGATTATATCAATGTTTTCGCCCATTCAGAACTATTTTTAAATAAAATAAATGAAAAAATATCGGATAATGGGTTTATTTGTTTAAGAGGAGAATCAATTCAAGTAAATTATGAACTTAAAGCGGTTTTAGTTGATATGTTCAACACTGATTTTAAATTAGTACCCGGTGGGTTATTTGGTGGGGACAGTGAATCCGTTAAAAAAGTTTTATCTAATTATTCGTCAATTTTTGAAACATACTACACAAAAACAAATAAATTAATTAGTGAACAAGAAGTTTTATCGATTCTAACTCATACTAACGATGTTAAATTTTTTAATTTTGAGGATTGGTTAGATTTACAAAAAGGTATATTAGACCTTATGGATTTGTTAGATAACAATAAATATAAGATAGATAGTATTTTGGGATATACAACGGATACAAATATAGAAAATATTTTAGATGAGGACATTACTTTTAATAGTTTTACCGAATTATCTGATAAGTTGGGTATTGATAAAGGTTCTATATATGAAAACCATATGTATAGTGAGGTTTATGAAAAAATGTTATCAAAGTATATCAATAAAACTCCAGTAATAATTGAAATTGGGGTACATGATACAAGATTTCCTGGTGGATGTTTAAAATTTTGGGATTTAATTTTCCCTAATATGGAATATTATGGGTTTGATATAGTAGACTGTAACCATTTAAAATGTAATAGAGAAAAAATTACCACAATTATAGGGGACCAAAATAAACCTGAAGATTTAATGAGGATGATTAAAACATATGATTTATCGGGTAAGGTTGATTTTATTATCGATGATGGTAGTCACATTTCGGAACATATTATAACTAGTTTTAAAACATTATATCCTCATATAAAAAAGGGGGGTTATTACTTTATTGAAGATTTACACCCTGAATATGCTAATAGAGATTACACTATATCAACTATAAACTCAATTATAGATGAATATAAGTTTGAGGTAACTAATAAAGAATTAGTTAATAACGATAAATTATGGATAATAACTAAATAATGAAAATACCAATAATAATAAATAATAGAAATTTACTTACTTGGCCGTCAAAAATGGTTGAAGATTTACAGACTTTTGAAAATGTTGGTGAAATTATTATCTTAGATAATGGGTCAACTTACGAACCTCTTTTAGAATGGTATAAGACAAATCCTTGTACAATAATTTATTCTGAAAATTTAGGTCAAGGAGCTCCATGGATTTTAAATTTACCAAATAAATTAGGGTTTGATTATTACGTGGTCACTGACTCTGATTTAGACCTATCTAAAACACCTAAAAATTCATTACTCCAATTGAAAGAAAAATTAGATTCCCATTTGGAATATTCAAAAATTGGATTATCACTTTATAATTGGAATGTATCTGAAGAATCCCCTTATCATCATTTTTTAAAAACTTGGGGTTTAAATAATTGGGGTGAAGATACTATCATTGATGGATTATTGACAAAACAGTTAGTTGATACAACATTTGCATTATATCATATCGATAGACATCCTCATGGACATAGTTGTGCCACTAATTTACCATATAGCGCAAGACATATTCCTTGGGAAATTACTAAGGACATTATACAGGATATGCCAAATAAAAATTTCGAATTCTATAATTATTTACTAAATGCCACCAATGCCTCATCATATAAATCGTTTATATCATTTAACACAATTTATGGGTAAAAAAATACAAATATTTTATCACATTTTTTTAATTAATAATTGGGTTAATATTGTAAAAGAACAAATTGAATCATTAACTAATTCAGGATTATTAGAAGTATCAACATTAAATATTGGTGTTTTTTTTGACAAAAAAATTGATAACGAAGAAGAAACATTAATGGAACTTTTATTAAAAATACCGAGTCTTAATTTAATGTTCATTAATGAAAATAATTCATTTGGAGAATCAAAAACTTTAAGTAAACTTAAAGAATTTTCTATGTCCGATAATGATAATACTAATATTCTTTATCTTCATACTAAAGGTGTTACACAATACGAGTCAATACGAGAAAAACCTGTTAAAGAGTGGAGATTAATGATGGAACATTTTTTAATTACTAATTGGAAAATCTGTGTTGAAACATTAGATAACGGATTTGATTGTTGTGGAATTAATTACCAAGACCATGCCGGTAATGTTAGAGGTAAAACAAAGTTGATTCAAATATTTAATGGTAACTTTTTTTGGACCAAATCTAATTATGTTAAAAAATTAGACGAATCTATTTTATTTGAACATAGATATTCTTCGGAAAATTGGATTTTAAGTTCGGAACACAAAGTACACTCATTTCTTAATGTCCCCCCTATTTTTAACCTATATTATAATATATACGAAAATTATAAATAAAAATAACTAAAAAATAATATGAATAAAATAACATTAGTAACCGGAATTTGGGATATTGGTAGAGGTGACTTATCTGAAGGTTGGTCTAGGTCTTATCAACATTATTTAGATAAATTTGAACAATTATTAGATGTTCAAGAAAATATGATAATATTTGGTGATAATGAACTTAAAGAGTTTGTTTTCAAAAAAAGAAATGAATCAAACACTCAATTTATTGAAAGACCTTTATCTTGGTTCACAAATTCTGAGTTTTACAATATAATTCAAGTTATTAGAACAAGACCAAGTTGGATAGACCAAGTTGGTTGGTTAGGGGAATCAACCCAAGCAAAATTAAAAAACTATAATCCTCTTGTGATGTCCAAAGTGTTCTTACTACACGACGCAAAAATAATGGATAAGTTTGAATCGGAATATATGTTTTGGATTGATGGAGGTTTAACCAATACTGTACATCCGGGTTATTTTACTCATGATAAAGTTCTTGATAAATTATCAAAATATGTGTCAAAGTTTTCATTTATCAGTTTTCCATATGGAGCTGAGACCGAAATACACGGGTTTGAATATGACAAATTAAATTCAATTGCAGGTGATGAAGTAACTAAAGTTTCTCGAGGTGGATTCTTTGGTGGTCCCAAAAGTTCAATAAGTGATATTAACGGAATTTATTATGGATTGTTAAAATCAACTTTAGAAGAAGGGTATATGGGTACTGAAGAATCAATCTTTAGTATTATGACATATAAACATTCTGATTTAATTAATTATTTTGAAATTGAGTCAAGTGGACTAATTGGAAAGTTTTTTGAAGATTTAAAAGACGATAAGTTAATACCAAAAAATGAGGGGAAAGTGTCTGTCGAGAATACCTTGGATACCAACAAAGTTGGACTTTATGTTATTACATTCAATAGTCCTAATCAATTTGAAACCCTAATTAAATCAATGTTGGAATACGATAAGGACTTCATACTTAAACCAAAAAAGTTCTTACTTGATAACTCAACTGACCTATCGACAACTTCAAGATATCAGGAACTATGTGAAGAATATGGATTTGAACACATCAAAAAAGATAATATTGGAATTGTTGGTGGTAGAGTATTTGTTGCCGAACATTTCGATGAAACTGATTTGGATTTTTATTACTTTTTTGAAGATGACATGGCGTTTTACCCTAAAAAAGGTGAAGTGTGTAAAAACGGTTTTAATAGATTTGTTTCAAACTTATATTCAAAATCATTACAAATTATTAAAAATGAAAATTTTGATTTTTTAAAATTAAGTTTTACTGAATTTTATGGTTCAAATGACATACAATTTTCATGGTACAATGTACCCCAAAATGTTAGGGTAGAATTATTCCCCGAAAAACCATTATTACCTGTTCAAGGATTAGACCCAAACGCACCAAGAACTAAATTCAATAACATTAAAACACATCAGGGGTTACCTTACGTTGATGGTGAAATCTATTTATCCAACTGGCCAATTGTGTTAAATAAAATAGGTAATTATAAATGTTATTTAGAGACACAATGGGCGCACGCATTCGAGCAGACTCTCATGTCTCATTGTTATCAGGAAACTGTTAAAGGTAATATTAAACCAGGTATTTTGTTATTAACTCCAACTGAGCATGACCGATTTGACCACTATGATGGTTCTTTAAGAAAAGAATCTTAATTTATTATTTTATTACTTTTTTTCAAATTATCTTCAGCCCATAGTGGCTGAAGATTTGTATAATGACAAAGTTTATATATTTCTTCTTCGGTATTGGAGGAAGATAATGGTATTTTGTGGTCAATGTGCCATCCGTACAATCCTTGATTACCCCAAGACATTCCTTCCGTGAATTGTTGTTCTAAATGTTCTTTAAGGAATTCCGGAGAACATCCTACAATATCAAAAGTTTTATTTGTTTTAGTTAGATTTTTTAATTTAAGAAATGTTCTAATTCTATTTCTTATGATGTGAGATAATCTAAATAAATTATTATTAACGTATTTAAACATTACATAATCAGAAAAATAATCCTTATTATTAACATAATAATTTTTATTATAATCCGGGTTTAAACCGTTAAATTTTATTTTATACTCTAAAAATTTTTTTTCATTATTTTTATAATATTGTTTATAATAAGAAGTATTTTTAGAAAACCACTTGTTATTATATTCTTGTTTTTTTTGTGGAAATTTTTTAATATAATTTTGGCTTTTTAAATACCAACAAATTTTACACTCATTTCTATGACCGTCTTTCGAATCTTTTCTTTTATTAAACTCACAAAATTCCTTTTCTTCTTTACACTTACTACAAATCTTTTTTTCCATAATGTTCTTTAAGTAAAGTTTCGATTAGTCTCGATTTATTTGTGATATCATCTTCCATTCGTTTAAATAATTTAGGGTCTAAACTAATGGCAAATTTAATCTTTTTCTCTTCTTCTTTTTTTCTTGGTTTCATATACTATAAATATCTTGTAAAGTATGAAAAGTTATACTTTATTAAAACAAAAATACGATATATTTATTAATAAACAAAAAAAATGGAATTTTTTATTAAACAGAATTCAAACTTACCGGTCTTAAAATTTCAAATTGTAAAAGATGGGCGCTCAGGGTATGAACAACTTATGAGAGATTTGGAAGTTTCTACAATATTTTTTACAATGATTGACGTGGAGACGGGAATACCTAAAATCGTTTCGGCTCCTTGTAGTATAGTTTCTTTAATATTACCTGACGGTGCACCAACTGAATATTATGTATATTATAAATTTACTTCAAGAGATACAAATACTCCGGGAAGGTTTCAAGGTCAGGTGCTGATTAAAAATGATGAGGGTAATCTAATACTTCCAATTAGAGAAGAACTCTATATTAATATCCAACCAAGTTTTATTTCGGAAACCGCTTGTTGTTAATTTGATTCTTAAATTTAATTAACTATATTTATCTACGATGAGTAAGGTGAACTTCACAACTAAGTGATTGCTAATATACCACTCCAAGATAATATATGATAGACAGTAAAGAAATTGAGTCATTCCTCCACGGAAATGACCCGGAAGAATTTATAGTTGCCATCGAGTATGACTACCGAGACAACTGTATTTACAAAGTACGTGAAGTTCCTGGCAAAGGAAAAGAAATCCGTAAAGACACTTTTACCCCGTTCGCTTGGGTGGGTGATTTAAAACAACTAAAATTTTATAACGATTCAAGGGCTGCTCAGAAAGAAGCCATGTCCAAGTATGGAATTCTGATTGAGAAATTGGAAACTCATGGAAATGAACGTCTTGAAAAGGGCTTAACCTATTTGGTTAAATCCATGAAAGGATATAGAGAACTTATCCAATTCTTTAGAGATGGAGGATGTGACCCATGGGGTGATAAAGCCAAGGATAAAATAACTCTTTTATCTCCGGTGGAACAATACCTTGTATCCAAAGAAAAAAGATTATTCAAAGGGTTTGAAAACTATAACGAGGTTACTCGAATGGTTTATGACTTGGAGACGACCTCCCTTGAACCTAAGGATGGTCGTATCTTTATGATTGGAATCAAAACCAATAAAGGATTCCATAGAGTGATTGAGTGTACTGATGAAAACGAAGAAAAGGGGGCAATCATTGAATTTTTTAAAGTAATCAATGAACTTAAGCCATCAATTATTGGTGGATATAACTCGGCAAACTTTGACTGGCATTGGATATTTGAAAGAAGTAAAATATTGGGGATTGATTTGAAAAAGGTATGTAAATCATTAAACCCTAACCATTCTTATACTCGTAAAGATGGTATGTTAAAATTGGCTAATGAGGTTGAGACTTATACTCAAACTTCTATTTGGGGTTATAACGTTATTGATATTATCCATGCGGTTCGTAGGGCTCAAGCAATCAACTCAAGTATTAAAGCGGCTGGTTTAAAATATATCACCAAATACATTAATGCGGAATCTCCAAGTCGTGTTTACATTGACCACTTAGACATTGGTCCATTTTATGCCAACAAGGAAGATTTTTGGTTAAACACTACTAATGGTAATTACAAGAAAGTTGGTGTTGACCCTAAGATTGATGAAATATGTAAAAGACGAATTGATACTTACGAGAAAACTAGTGGAGATAAGTTAGTAGAGATGTATCTTGACGATGACTTAGATGAAACCCTTAAAGTTGACCAAGAGTTCAACCAAGGTTCATTCTTATTGGCGGCAATGATTCCAACAACATATGAAAGGGTTTCAACAATGGGTACTGCAAGTCTGTGGAGAATGTTACTTTTAGCGTGGTCATATAAATATAATTTAGCCATTCCAGTTAAAGAACCTAAGACTGACTTCGTAGGGGGTCTTTCAAGACTCTTAAAAGTTGGTTATAGTAAGAATGTACTAAAACTTGACTTTAGCTCCCTATATCCCTCAATTCAATTGGTACACGATGTATTTCCTGATTGTGATGTTACGGGAGCAATGAAAGGTATGTTAACCTATTTCCGTAATACTCGTATCAAATATAAACAATTAGCTGAGGAGTTTTATGAAACAGACAAAGCAAAATCTGAGTCATATGGTAATAAGCAGTTACCAATTAAGATTTTCATTAATTCGTTATTTGGTGCTTTATCGGCTCCACAAGTATACGCTTGGGGAGATATGAATAAGGGTGAAAAAATTACCTGTACCGGTAGACAATATTTAAGACAGATGTTAAAGTTTTTTACCAAAAAAGGTTATACTTCTTTGGTTTGCGATACTGATGGTATGAACTTTACAATCCCCGATGGAGTTGAAACTCGTAGATATATTGGTAAAGGGTTAAATTGGAAAGTAAAAAAAGATAAAGTTTATGAGGGTTATTACGCCGATGTTGCTGAATATAACGATATTTTCCAAAAAGGTGAAATGGCCTTAGACTGTGACGGAACTTGGGTGAGTTGTATTAATCTCGCTCGAAAAAATTATGCCGTAATGGAAACTAATGGTAAAATTAAACTAACCGGAAATTCAATTAAATCTAAAAAACTACCTTTATATATTGAGGAATTTTTAGACAAAGGTGTTAAATTATTATTAGAGGGTAATGGTCAGGGGTTTGTTGAATATTACTATGAATACCTACAAAAGATTTATAATAAAGAAATTTCATTAAGTAAAATTGCTCAAAGGGCTAGAGTTAAATTATCGTTAGATGATTATAAGAAACGATTGACGACTAAAACAAAATCTGGAAATAGTATGTCACGCATGGCTCATTTGGAATTAGCAATACAAGAAAACTTAAAAGTTAATTTGGGTGATGTTATTATGTATGTTAACAATGGGTTAAGAGCTTCTCATGGAGATGTACAAAAAAAGAATGACGGGGTTCAATTGAATTGTTATTTATTAGATAAAGATATTCTAACGGATAACCCTGATTTAAAAGGTGATTATAATGTCGCAAGGGCTGTTGTTACTTTCAATAAAAAACTATTACCACTAATGGTTGTATTTCAAGATGAGGTCAGAAATAATTTATTAGTCAATGAACCTGAAAAAAGAGGTATATTTACCAAGTCTCAATGTGAATTAATTAGTGGGAATCCGTTAAAAGATGGTGACCAAGACACTGTGGAGGAGTTATTAGAAATTACAGACTTAGAACTAAAATTTTGGGACAGAGTTGGTGTTAGCCCTGATTACATTTATGATTTGGCGGAAGAAGGGTGGGAAGAATATATAAAATAATTTTGTGAATCATCACACTTTTACTATATTTATAGATATTTATTATTATGGGAAGAAAATTAAAATTAGAAGAAGAAAGGAAAACTAAAGTATCGGTGGCGTTAGACCCTGAACTATTAACTTATTATCGAGGACTTCACATTAATTTATCATCATTAGTGAATCAATTACTTAAAGATTATAGAAAAGATGGAAACAAAAACTTGTAGTAAATGTAAAGAAGAAAAAAATGTTTGTGATTTTTATAGAAATGGGGATTCTCATGATGGATTAAGGTCTAACTGTAAAAAATGTCAAAATAAGAACAGTGAGAATTGGAGAAAAAATAATCAGGAAAAATCTGACGACATTAAAAAAAAATTTCTTAAAAAAAATCCGGGAAGATTATACGAATATAATAAAAAATGGAGAGATAAAAACAAAGATAAAATTAGGAATTATCAGTCAAAGAAAAATAAAGAAAGATATAACAATGATATATTATTTAAATTAATTACAAATTATCGAAATAGGTTAAAAGATATTTTTAGAGATAATAATCTTATTAAAAAAAATCGCTCGATAGATTATTTAGGGTGTGATACAACATTTTTGAAAAAATACTTAGAAGATAAATTTAGTGAAGGTATGACTTGGGATAACAAGGGATTTTACGGGTGGCATATTGACCATATAATTCCATTATCTTCGGCAAAAAATGAGGAAGACATTATCAGACTATCTAATTATACTAATCTACAACCATTGTGGGGAAAGGATAATATGAAAAAGGGAAATAGAGTGACATAAAAAAAGTGGATATAATCCACTTTTTTTATGATTGTTTAAGTCCATCTGAGCTCAACACGTACCAATTACCTCCAACAAACCTAAATTCAATACAAGCATATTGGTCGGCAACTATTTCATCATAGTCTTCATCTATTTTTCCAATGTCCGGTTTTATCGTAACTTTAGTCATTGATTTAATTACAATATGGTCAGTTGTTTTTGAGTCTAAAATAATTATTGATTCTGAGACACCTCTAACAATAATACAACTTTCTCCATTTGTCCTATAATCCGATTCAGACACTACAGATATTTCCGAGGTGTCAATTACCATTCCATTTATAATCCTTCTTGAAGGAATTGATTTTACTATTGCCATATTATATTACGTAAATTTGTCGAGGCATTGCTCTAAATTTCATTTGTTTGTTTAAGTTTTCAGCAATTAATGCTTCTCTTTCCATTACTTTTTCAGGTCTTAATCTTGTTAACCAACCTTCAGCACCTGTTAATTCTTCAATTAATTTTGATTTTTCATCTTTTGATTCAGTCGATAATGATTGATAATCCATTGTTAATTCACTATCAGGTGTCTTAAGATTACCACTATACTTTCCTCTAACTCTTGCCAATGTTTCTTTACAATATGCAGTAAACCATCTTCTAACCCATTGTTGACCCGGTATATTTAACTCTTCCCAAGTTAAATTATCCATTGGAACATCTGACGGTAATTTAATTACATCAGGATTATTTTTTAAACAATCGGCTCTATTATCAGGAGACACATCATAATACCAATACCACACGGCTTTACCCACATAACCATTAATATTATTCCAATTAAATCTTCCTCCCGGTGTATTGTATAAATGAATATTTTTCTTACCATCAGGTAATCCGGTAATTCTATAGGTAAGCGAACCTCCTAAAATTCTACTCATGACATTTGCTTCTTGCATTCTCGATAAATAATCAAAACCTGACATCATAAAGTAAGAACCTTGATTTCCCATTTGGGCGAACCCCGCCTCACTAGCACCAAGACCCATACCCATACCAAATCCACCGGCAGCCCCTCCTAATCCAAATGCGTTCCATGGTCTATCACTAAACCATAATAATTCATTAACCTCTCGACCCGCTGGAATCTCATAAGTTTGAGTGTTTGCACTTAATACAAAATAGTCCTTCTTTAGAACCCAAGGACCTTCTGTTTGAAGACCCACAATTTTTGAATATGAATAACTAAATTGTTGTTCAAAGTCCATTGTTCGAGTAATCAATGCCTTCGCAACTGATTTCTCATTCATGTTTAGATTAACTAAATTAACCCATTGACTATCTATCAACCACTGAAGAACATATTCTTCGTAATCTCCAATAGATAATTCCATTAACGAATCCATCATTTCATCTTCAAGTTCAACACTTCTAAGTGGTGCTCCTAATTGATGTTTGACCCTCGTATATATTTTACTTCTTTCTGGTTCCGGTATAACTGCCATAATTATAAATATCAAGAAAGACTATAAATTAAATTTTGTTCTGGAAAAACAAAATTACCTTCGTCAATTTTAATATTTTTATTTTCAAATATTAAAATTTCTTTATTATTTTTTGCGAATATCAACCAATTAGTATCATATCGTTTAACATTTCCGGACCCCATTATTGTAGTAGCACCATTTTCGGTTTTAAAATGAGTAAATGGTTTAATTTGAGAGGTTTTTAAAACACCATCGACAGTTATTTTACAATCAACACCACCAATCATATCTTCACTACTTCCAAGTTTACCAATTGGTATAATATTATTACCCCCGAATCGTTTTTTAAGTATTTCAATTGTGGTGTCTTCTCGTTTTTGACCCCAAGCGTGAGTTTGATTCAGAACCATCATTAAAGATTGGAATGTAGGGGAAGTGGTATTGAATATTCTATTTTTATATTCGTAGATAAATTGATTTAATCTTTTAACTTCACTAATTTGTCCTTGGGCTGTTTGGAATTGGAATATGATTATGGGTTGTTGTAAGGCCGAGAGTACTTTATTAACATCTCGTAATAATACACTAAACGCACTATAGTTTGTGTTTAGTTTGTTAATTACTGACCGACCCGGCATTTCTAAATCATAAATACCATAAGATTCTCCCGGAGAATACTTATCTTTTTCATAGTAATATTGGTGAAAAACTTCTTTTAAGATTTGGTTAATACTATTTTTAAATAGATTCTTAACGGTGGGATTATTATTAAATAATAATCTACATTCTTCCACTTTGGATGGAGAACATTTTTCGGCTTTTTCAGTCAGTAAAATTAAATATGTACTTGTCTTAACAGTTGTCATATAGGCTTGTTTTTATAATTAGGGAACAAATATATATAAATAAAAACAATAATCAAAATTATTCAATTATTTTTTTCTTAAACTATTAATTTTTGTCATAATTTCTTCAGCTGCGTCAGCAGTATTTTGATTATCTCCCATGACGGTTGCAATCACTTGTTTCTTATTATGAAGTATGTCGTAGATAATTCCCTCAATTGTATTTTCAAAAATTGGGTAATAAACTAATACGTTGTTTTTTTGTCCATATCTATATGCCCGGTCTTCTGATTGTGCATGGTCGGAAGGTAAAAACGATAAATCATTAAAAATTACCGCTTCAGCAGATGTCAATGTAATACCAACACCGGCAGCTTTAATATTACCGACAAATACTTTTATCTTATCATTTTCTTGGAATTGGTCCACACTGAATTGTCTCTCAACTTTAGACATTGAACCATCGAGTTTAACCGCCGCTTTTCCAAAATGTTCTGTAATTTTATTTAATGAATCGGTAAAGTTACAAAAAATTATGACTTTTTTATCTTGTTCGATAATATTTTCCGCAATTTCTATTGTTTGAGTAATTTTTTCATCTGCAATAATTTGACGAATTTTAGTAAGTTTTGTGAATTGAACTGTTAAGGATTTTGATTCTTCAGGGTTCTTTTCATACCAATTGTAATAATCACCCATTACTTCTTCATAAAGTTTAGACTTTAATCTTAAGTAAACCGGAGTAATAATTTTATCTGGTAAATCTAAAACATTTTCTTTCAACCTTCTCAAAGTAAGACCTGCAGTTCTATCTCGTAATTCTTCAAGATTAGATGCCCCTTGAACATTCCAAATTTTTCTTGGACCAACTTTAAATTGAAAACCAGAACAATAACGAATAACATATGCCATCCAATTCTTGGCTACAGGTGAATCAATTAAACTAAGTAAATTAAAATAATCGATTGGACGGGAAGTCATTGGTGTACCAGTTAATAACCACAACCTATCAACACTTTTTGTAATGTCATTAATAAGTTTTGTTCGTTGAGCTTGAGCATTTTTAATATAATGAGCTTCATCAATAATAATTAAATCAAATTTTGACATTAAGATTAAAGAATCATCTTTCTTTTTTGGGTCGTGAAAATTCTTCATAATATCGTAATTAACGATAACAAAATCATCTTCGGTACTAAATTGTTTTCCTTCTGAGATATAGATACTTCTATCCGAATAATTTTCAATTTCTCTTTTCCAGTTAATTTTAAGAGTTGCGGGACAAATAATTAAAATTTTCTTCGCTCCCGTTTCTAAAGCGGCAATAATGGTAGAAGTTGTGTTATGTGTAACAATTGCGTGTTCAGTTACATATAATTTATCAGGAGAATCTACTGAAATACAAATAGCCTCACCATTACCCTCAAATTTAATATCTTTAATATATCTACCAACCTTATATTTTTCGGGAGTATTGTATAAATCGTATTTTCTTTTAAGTTTAAATGGATTCATCCCTGATGGTAATTTTATGTTAACTCTATAAGATTTTTTACCTTCTTTTTTTTCACCCTTGTATGTATAGTTAGTTGTTCTACTTTTTTTTTTGGCAATACCACCTAAACTATGTACGATTTCAATAACATCATCACATAATCTTTCCGATACAGTTGAAAATTCAGTCCCTTCAAAATTTCCTTTTTTATTGAGGCAACAAGTTCCATCAGTATCCATTAAACCTTTTAAAATTTCTAATCTATTTTCAATTGAGGTATATTTAAAACAATCCGGGACAAATTTATTATGAGAAGTACAACCCATTAAATTTAAATTTTTAAGAATTTGTGTGATAGGATTATTGTGACCATTTTTTTTTGTAATGGAATAATCATATTTAGTATTTTTCTTTTTAATTATTTGAGTATTTTCAGGTAATAATTCTTTAATATATTCTATGATTTCATCATCTGCGGAACTAAACATAATACTTTTTTGACTGATACCTCCATCACCTAAAATTAACCCAAGTAAATAAGGATTTACCGGGATTTCATTATCAACAAATTCAATTGGTTTAACAATAGGTATTTGCCACTTACTATTACCTCCTTTTTCCTTAAAATAAGTTTTAAATTTATAATTTCTATTAATATTATTTTTCTCACCTGAGACTTCTAAAAATAATTCTTCATCAATCATTTGACCAATAGATAAAACAATGTTTTTTTTATTACGAGAATTTTTAGTATTATGACCAAAACTTCGCGCCCTAACAGAAAATAAATGTTCTTTACAGACTAAGACAGAAACTCCATCGTTAAATGTTACTCTATATAAATCTTTAATTCCTTGAGGATAAACACCTTGAACATTACATTTCTTACCATCACTACCAATAACTTCATCACCAATTTCTAAATCTCCAATTCTTTTTCTACCATATGGGGTAAATACTTTATTCTCAACAAATTCAGCTTTACCCAACCCCATATCGTCAGCAAGAATAAACTTCTTATTCTCAACTAATTTTTGGACGGCTTCTTTTTGATGTTCAAGAGGAGGACGATTAGAGTATTTTGAATAATCAATTACAACGTTTTTAACGGTGTTATCTTTAATGATTGCCGCTTTAGGTAACCAAAAATGATGGAACTCTTCGGTTTCAAATACTCTACCCCAAATATGATACGCTTTTTCTTTATCCGATAATAATTTCTCAACCCATACCTTTTGTGGTATTTCAGTATACAATTTATCATCCGCAAGTTTCTGTGCGAAGTAGGTATCAAGAATTACCCATTTCTTGGCAACTTTGGGTTGTTTATCGTGATTGTTAATTATGTATTCTGATTGACTCCTTGTTGGGTAAAACTTTCTATTTAATTGTGACTTTCGTTTTAATTCAATAAGGTAGTTATTACCACCTTCATAGGTTTCCAATAAGGACAATGCTTTTGACTCGAGACTTACATCCATTTATACAAAAAATATTTTAATTAAATATAGTTGATATTGAAGTATTTATCAAGATATGAGTATGAATCAAACACAATTAGAAAAAATGATAGGTAAAATGATGAATGTCATTAAACCTAATGGTGTATCCGATATGGGTTTTAATTTAAAACCAATGGAAACTTATAAGGATGAATACTATATGATGGTTACATATGTTGTCCCTGATGGAAGTGAATTTTTAAAAAGAGACAACATGAAAAAAACTGATGTTTATAGAGACCAATGGAATCGTGAGATTAAAAATACAATTAAAAATTATTTTAATGTTAATGTTGTTATTAGTTCATCGTCTATTGAATCTGAGTCATATCATAATAGATTAAAACAGTGATAATATGCAAAAATTAGTTCCAATAACAAGATTAGGTAAGTTCTTCGGAGCCGAAGATTATTCTCTCGACATAGGTATGGGTGAGGAATGGTTATTGGGAGATATGAACTTTACCGTTATTCTTTATAGAGTTGATAGATATAAAACTAAAACTGATGATGTTTATGGTGAGGTGACCGAAGATGGAATCCAATTCATGGCACCGGTTGAATTACAAGGTTTGGTTCAAGTAATGGCTCCAACCTCTAAACTAATTGCCAGTTCTAAACTTGAGAGTCAGGAACCTGGTAATATGAAATTTTCGGTGTATCAAAAAACACTTGATGAATTAGGTGTTGAGGTATTTTTGGGAGATTATCTTGGGTATTATGAAACTGAAGACCGAGTTAGATATTATGTTGTGAGTGATGATGGATATGTTAGGTCAGATAACCGCCATTCGTACGCGGGTTACAAACCTTTTTACAGGACTATCATAGCGACATATGTTAGTGAAAACGAATTTAGAGGGATATAATGAAATACATAATAACAGAAAGTAGGTTAAATTCAATTATTGAAAATTGGTTAAATGAAAACTATGGTGACTTAGAAAAATTTAATCGTACTGAATTTAGAGAAATTTATTTATCCAAAAATGGGAGGTTTAAATTTATGTATAATATAAAGGCAAAACGATTATATATTCTTAGTGAGGTATGGAATTTTATTACAGATATGTTTGGATTAGATTATGATGAGACGGAAAAAATTCTATTAAATTGGTGTAGTAATAAATTTGGGTTTAGGATAAAAAACCTTGCTAAGGTAGATGAAATATGAAAGTATTAATAACAGAAAGTAAATTATTTAACGCCATCTATCAGTATATTGATAGTTATTTAAACTCAAACGAAATTAATTGGGTTTATGGTAGAGATGGGGATGAAGATAATGACGAGTATCCTGATAATGAAGACTCTTTAGTCTTTTATAAAGGAGGTACTTGGACGGGAGAAGATTATAGTGATATAGTTTTTAATTACTTTATGGTAGATTATTATGAAGATACCCCCGGAAGCTACAAAGACGAAGCTCCAATTTTAGAAGTTATGGGTGAATATGGAGAACATTTAGACAGTATGTTTAATAAACATTGGGAAGAACCTATGAAAAAATGGTTTGAAGATAATTTTAATTTACCGGTTAATACGGTGTCAACATATTACGAATAATGAAAGTATTAGTAAAAGAATCACAGTTAAGAAGGATATATGAAATTGTTATCAATAAAGAAGAAGATGACTTTATTGGTAAACGAGTTATGGCGTACTATAATTTACACAAACATACATTTTCAGTTAGATATAATAATAAAATAATTTTACATGCCGATTACGTCAAGTTAGAGAATGTTGAATTTAGAGTTAGACCGGGAGGAAAAGAAAGAGTTCGTTCTGAAAAACAAAAAAATGTCCATGCGTTTGTTATTGGAGATTTAATTGATTTTTGTGAATACCCGTGTGAGGATATGCCAATTCCACCATCTGATGTGGTGGCGACTTATAATCCATATAAATATGATTCGTTTGTTTATAAAGGAACTGATGAACCAGTTTATAGTGCGGGTGAAGTAGAAATGATAAATTTAAAAGACAAAATATATATAACTAAATAATATGCCATTACCAAAAAAAGTTATACCAACATTACCTTTAGTTCCACAGAAGACCTTGTCAGCTCGTAGGGAACAACTATTGGAATATATTAATGAGGATGGAACATATCTTCCTAAATCAGTGTTGCATGCAGATTTGGATAGAGGAATGTTAGATTTTGTTAAAACTGATTTAGAGGTCATTACCGCAGGAAAAACAGTTCCAATGGTTGATATTATAATCACATCACAAAATTGGTCTCAATATGTTGAAACTGCTTTATTTGTGGATTTAGATTATAATCCATCCCCGCCCTTCATCACAGTGGTTAGAAGTCCCGAAGTTAAATTTGGAACCAACCCTGCTTTGAAATATACGATTCCGGATAGAAAACAATTTTATTACGCATCCGTTCCGACTTGGAATGGAAATGTTCAAGGTATGGACATTTACACAATACCTCAACCGGTTCCTGTAGATATTAATTACAGTGTAAAAATTATTTGTAATAGAATGAGAGAACTTAATCAATTGAATAAAGTGATTATGCAGAAATTCTCATCAAGACAAGCCTATACATTTATCAAAGGTCAATATGTTCCAATTGTTATGAATAATGTTTCAGACGAATCACAAATGAGTTTAGATTCTAGAAAGTATTATGTTCAATCTTATGACTTCACAATGTTAGGTTATTTGATTGACGAAGAAGAGTTTGAGGTTAAACCGGCAATTGCAAGAGTAACCCAACTTATGGAATTAAGTGGAACCGAAAATAACAAAAAAAGAGATAAATACCCTAAGAACCCTAACGAATTTTTAGAGAATTATTTGTTTGTTGTTGGGAATGATACCCTAAGTGATATGGTATCTTACACCGCAAATCTTTCTTTCGGTACTTGGTCTAATGTTGAGACATACGATGTCTATATTAATGGAGATTATTTTGGTACAGATGTCCAAAATATTCAAATAACAACTAACGATATTTTACGAATAGATGTTGTTAAAACTGATGACAATTTGGAATCCACAATTCAGTTTGAAAACTTATTGGTTTAATCCTCACCATATATATCTTTTTTCTCTTTACAGGTTTCTGTAATTAATTTTTCTAAAAACTTATAAATTTTTAATCCTCGTTTTTCACAGTACTTTTTGAGTATCTCGTGGACGGCGGGGTCTATTTTAATGTTCTTGATTTCTTTTGTCTGTTTCATAGGTAGAAAAAAGGTAGAATTTATTCATACTCTTTACTAATAGATATTTAAAAGTAAAGTTTTTTGATATTCTATTGAATATTTATCTATAAAATAAATCTACAATAGAATAATTAAATAATGGCAACAGCACAAGCAAATCAAAAAGTTTTCGTTTCACCGGGAGTATACACTTCAGAAACTGACTTATCATTCGTAGCACAAAGTGTAGGTGTTACTACCTTAGGTTTAGTTGGTGAGACTTTAAAAGGTCCCGCATTTGAACCGGTATTTATAACAAACTATGACGAATTCCAAGCCTTTTTCGGAGGAACAGAACCAACCAAATTTGTTAACACACAAATCCCTAAATATGAAGCGGCATATATTGCTAAATCTTACTTGCAACAATCAAACCAATTGTTTGTTACAAGAATCTTAGGTTTATCAGGATATGATGCAGGACCATCTTGGAGTATTAGAGTTACTGCAAATGTTGACCCTACTACAATAAATCAAAGTCCAACAGGTGCAACATCTTGGTCTGTATCTTTTACAGGTTCAACCAGTGCTGAAACTGTTAATTTTATTAGTGGTTCATTTCCAACTGTGGTTCAGGCTAACTTTAATACACAATACAGACTTTCAGATGGAAGTACATCAACATATAATAACGACATTACAAATACTATAATAACATTAGTTGGTAATCCTACATTGTCTGCAACAACGGCAATCGCTTACGGTTCAATCCCTGAAAGTGATTATTATGTTTTAATAGGTCAATATGGTACTGTTGTGAATTCATATGGTGTTGACTCTCTTAATTTAACAAATAATGATTTATCTGCCGGTCAAAATGATTCATGGTACTATGCGAATTTTAATAATTATGCGGGTAACTCTTATTCAGGTTATTCATTTAACTATGCGTTTGATTCCATCACTACCGGATTAACCGATAGTTTTTCGGGAACTATATCGGGAGATTATTACAGTTTTACCGGAACGGCTTATACTGAATACAATGACATGGTTGTTGCAACTCTTCGTTCAAGAGGTATTTCATTATATACTAATAGTTCAACTAGTGATAATCATGGACCAATTTATGAGGTAAGTGGTTTAACTAATGTTACATTATTATCTACTGACCAATACGCAGATATTGATAAAAACCCTTATGCCTCATTTGGTTTATCAGGTGTCACTAAAGATGGGGATAATTTTACATTTGAAACTAACTTATCTGCTGCTTCTTCAAAATTTATTACTAAAGTATTAGGTGTTGATAATTTTGGAAAATCAAGAAATGAGGTTCCTTTATTTGTTGAAGAGATTTACCCTGGTTCATTGGCATACGCTTATAATCAAGGATATATAAAAGGTATTAATCCTGAATTAGTTGCATTACCGGATGCTAAAAGTGAAAATCCGTCATCAATAGCGTATAATGTAGGTCAATATCAATCACCAAGTACACCTTATTTGGTGTCAGAATTAAGAGGTAATAAAGTTTACAAATTATTTAAATTTGTTTCAATCTCAGATGGAGATGCTGCAAATACTGAAGTTAAAGTTTCAATTGCTAACCTATCATTTAATAATATGACATTTGATGTGTTAGTTAGAAATTTCTTTGACACTGATTCAAACCCAGTTGTTATTGAAAAATTTACTAACTGTAATATGGACCCTAATTCTAACAACTTTGTTGCTAAGAAACTTGGTTCCACTAACGGAGAATACGCGTTACTTTCAAAATACGTAATGATTGAAATGGCGGATGAGGCCCCAATTGATGCAATTCCTTGTGGGTTTGAAGGATATACTCAAAGAGAATACGATTCAGTTTTAAATCCATCACCGACCCCTAAATTTAAAACAAAATATTTTTTCCCTGGTGAAACCATTGCTAATCCACCATTCGGTACACCAACCGGTGGTCCAAACACAGTAGAATCTCCGGGTGATATTGTTAGAAGAACTTATTTAGGTTTCTCAACTCAATATGGTATTGACGAATCATTTTTATCTTACAAAGGTAAACAAACCCCAGAATCTTGGGTTATTGCCCCACAACCAATTGAAGGGGCGTCTTGGAATTATGTAAGTAAAGGTTTCCACATGGATTCCGGTGCAACCGTAGTCACAATTTCAAATAGTTCATTAACTAGTGGTCAAACTGCATTTGAATGTGGTACTGCAGAATTTAGAACAGACCCTGAAACTCAAGAAAATCCATACTATTTCATCTACTCAAGAAAATATACTGTATGTTTTGCTGGTGGATTCGACGGTTGGGACATCTATAGAGAATTTAGAACAAATCAAGATAGATTCCAATTAGGTCAATCAGGATTTTTAGCGGGAGCATCATCTTCAACTCGATACCCTAACGCAACCGGAAGTGGTTTATTTAAAAGAATTACTGTTGCTGATAACACTCAAGATTTTGCTAATACCGACTATTATGCTTACTTACTGGGTATTCTAACATTTAGAAACCCTGAAGCTACAAACATTAATGTATTTGCAACATCAAGTATTGACTACATCAATAACTCTAACTTAGTTGAAGAAACTATTGACATGATTCAATACCAAAGAGCGGATTCAGTTTATATTGCAACAACTCCGGATTACAATATGTATACTCCGGACTCAACTAATCCACAGGATATTATTTATCCTCAAGAATCAGTAGATAATTTAGATAATACCGGAATTGACTCTAACTATACCGCAACTTATTATCCTTGGGTTTTAACAAGAGATACTGTAAATAATACACAAATTTATTTACCGGCAACAGGTGAGGTTTGTAGAAACTTAGCGTTAACTGATAACATCGCTTTCCCATGGTTCGCATCTGCGGGTTATACTAGAGGTCTTGTAAACTCAGTTAAGGCGAGAGTTAAATTAACTCAAGAAGATAGAGATACATTGTACCAAGGTAGAATTAACCCTATCGCAACTTTCTCTGATGTTGGTACAGTAATTTGGGGTAATAAAACATTACAAATTGCCGATACGGCACTTAATAGATTGAATGTAAGAAGATTATTACTTCAAGCTCGTAAGTTGATTTCAGCGGTGGCTGTAAGATTATTGTTTGAACAAAACGACCAAATTGTTAGACAACAATTCTTAGATAGTGTTAACCCAATCTTAGACTCAATTAGAAGAGATAGAGGTTTATACGATTTCCGTGTAACTGTTTCATCTTCACCTGAGGATTTAGATAGAAATACTTTAACAGGTAAAATTTACTTAAAACCGACGAAAGCATTAGAGTTCATCGATATTGAATTCTTCATTACTCCAACAGGAGCTTCGTTCGAGAATATTTAATAAAAACCATAAGTGGGGATTCGTCCCCACTTTTTAGCCAATTATGAAAAAAAATACATTAAAAGAAGGAATTAGTGAACAGGGTACTCCTGATATGAAATATTACGCATTCGATTGGGACGATAATATTGTTCATATGCCAACCAAGATTATGGTTAAAACTGAGGACGGTGACGAAATTGGGATGAGTACTGATGATTTTGCTGAATACAGACATCAATTAGGTAAAGAACCTTTTGAATATAATGGTGAGACTGTTGTAGGATATGGAAACGAACCTTTTAAAAATTTTCAAACACCCGGAGATAAAAACTTTTTAATTGATGCAATGAGAGCCAAGATTGGACCGGCATTTGACGACTTTAGAGAGGCTATTAACGAAGGTTCTATCTTTTCTATCATAACCGCTCGTGGACACAATCCTAATACGTTAAAACAAGCCGTATACAATTATATCATAGAAGGATTCAACGGGATAGACAAAGAAGAGTTGATTAAGAATCTTAAAAAATATAGAAGTATTTCCGGTGATGATGAAATGGGTGATGACGAATTAATCAAAGCTTACTTGGATATGTGTAAATTCCATCCTGTATCTTACAATGATGAGGAGGGTGCGGCAAATCCTGAAGAAGCTAAAGTTCGTGCTATGGATAAATTTGTGGATTACATTAAAGAAATGTCGTCTAATTTAGACAAAAAAGCGTTCCTAAAAAAAGATGTGAGTAATAATTTTGTTCCAACAAAACCAACAATTGGTTTTTCTGACGACGATATACGAAATGTAGAAGTTATGAAAAAACACTTCAAAGATAAGCCTGGCAATATTGTTAAAACTTATTCAACAGCAGGAGGAATAAAAAAAGAATATTAACTAGTTATAAAGAACTAGTATTAAATAATTAATTAAAAACTAGTTAAATTAACTAGAATTAAATAAACTAGTCTGGATTATAATGATAATAAATTAAATTCAGAAAGTCAATAAAAATATTTTCCAAAAGGATATATTTATGATAATAAACAAAGAAAAACTAATTTAAAATAATATGGCTGATTTATTGATGAAAATGCCGATTCCTTACGAACCGAAAAGACAGAATCGATTCATACTAAGGTTTCCATCAAGC